CACAAAAAGAAAACTAAAATATCTGAAGTTGGTTTTTCCAAGAGAGGCCTCAAAGCCAGTTGGGCCGGTTCTGTCAAAGTTTCAACTTCATCAAAAATTATAATCTTGGGTTTATCTGTAAATCCAAAGAGTCCAGTGCCCGCAGACTCAGTAAATGGATAGACTTTAGAACGAATTGCTTCTAAACTCCTTTCATCACTTGCATTTAAGAAAAGTGCTCTTCCAACTCTTTCCAAAGATGTCTTGTAAAACTGGTGAACAATATTCCATGCGGCGGTTGTCTTTCCACAGCCTGGAGGACCTACAAAGATACAGTGTTGAAATGTGCTTGGGGTTTTAATCATTGCTTCTATACATCGGTCCACCCTCGATTTATCCATCTAATGTATGTTATTGGATATCATTAAGTGCCTTTCTATTAGTAAAAGACCTAAACCCTAGAAGCCAATTTGATACAGAAGTTATGCCTAAGGTCAAGGAGGTCAAGACCAAGAGAGTGCCAAAAACAAAACAACCCGTTTCAATCGTTGCAGTGGTTTCGGCTGATGGTGGTATTCAAGGAACCTTTACTCCTGAACCTCGTCGACCTCTTATTGCTCATTTACCGTTTAGAACTACTGAAATCCAGTTTCAAGATGGCCCTCTAACCTATGATCCTAGGCCTCCTGGAGTTCCTGAGCCATATGAGGAAGATGACCTCTATACAAGTAATGCTGAGCTAATTGAGAATAATACGAATGAAGTTATTCAGAGTCCCACCCCTGTTACAACAACCGTTCAGGTTCCAGTAAGGGCTGAAGAGACAAAGGCATTTAGGACAATTGATGTGATGCTAGAGTATCGTGTTGCAAATGAGACTCAGACTTTACCTGAATCCGTGGAGGCCGCCTGCTTCTGGTGTGCTGGTTGCTTCGAGGGTAGTCCCGTCGTCTTACCAACGCTGGAGGAAAATGGTCTATACAAGGTCTATGGGAATTTTTGCACACTATCATGTTCTTTGTCATATCTCTTGAATGAGCAGGTTGACCCTCAAGTGCGCTGGGAGAGGCAAGCTCTTCTACATCGGATGTATTCTCAGACATCTTCTATTCACCCTTCTCCTCCCAGAGAATCATTGAAGTTCTTCGGAGGCTCGTTGACCCATGAGCAGTATAGAAATATAATCGATAAGAAGCAGTTGCGAATTGATACCCACCTGCCTCCTGTAATTAGTATCTTAGCTACTCTTGATACAAAGCCCATTGATTTTTACGAGACATCCTTGAGAAATACTAGCACAACTGTTGACATTGTTAAAAACCTGGAACCTGGATTGCGCTTGAAACGATCCAAGCCCCTCAAGGATAAGGAGAGCACTCTGGATGCAGTGATGAACTTGAATGTGAAAGTTCGGGGTTAAAAAATTGATTGTAAACAAGTTTAATAAGTATGTATAAATGTATAGGGCTCTAAAGACAGCACAGAATGAGATTAATGCAAGTCTCTTAAGGATGGCAGATGATTTTGCACAACTAAGTGAATCAAAGGGGGAGCCTGATCTTAGAAATAATGTTAATCAGAATTGTAATTTGAATGGTGTAAATGCTCAAATTCAGGAGCTTTCTAACACGATGGCATATCTTCACCAGAAGCAAAATGGGCAATTTAGCACAATGCTTCAGGAGATTCAGAGTCTTAATACAAACATGGTGAACATTCTACAGCTTCTGGTTGAACAGAAGAAGAGTATTGATACTGTAACAACGATTCCCTTTCTCCAGCATACAGCTCAAGCTTCTGAGTTGAAGGATGTTTGTATATCTCCTTGTATCACTGTTCCCGAATTAAATCATGTAGGTGAGCTTTCAGAGGCTCCTGATGCCTCTGAAGATATGCCTGAGGATGCGCCTGAGGATGATGCACCTGAAGATGATGAGATTCCAGATATCGAGGAAGAGGAAGCACCTGACGTTGAGGTTCCTGAGTCCCCTCAAGAGGAGGAGGGTCTTGAGGTAGAGGAGTGGACATTCAAGGGTCGCTCATTCTTCAAGGATTCTGAGAATACCGTCTATGCAAATGATGCGGGTGAAATTGGAGATGCAATTGGTCAATATGATCCAGTGAAGAATATTATGAAAAAGTTAGCTACTAATTAGATATGGTGTGTTTATCTGGTATTCTAATGACAGCAATAACACTTGCGATTGTATTAATTGAAATATACAATAGTAAATTTAGAAATATTACTGAACATTTATTATTAGGAGGAACTGTAACTATTCTTTTTTTTACATTATGTAACTACGGCTTTGAATTATTGAATTGGGTGTTTTTGGGAATTATACCAGTTTATATTTTTATAGCATGGTTTGGCTCATTATCATCTTCTAGTTCTTATGATTCTTCGGATTCTTATGATTCTTCAGATTCTTATGATTCTTGTGATTCTTGTAATACATGTCAAGAGCCTGTTACAAAATGCAAATGTCCTAGTAAACCCATTGATAATAGTTGTAATAAAAAGTCTCTAAATTGTCCTGCAAATCCACTTCTACGAATGGGTGCTAAATGTGGGATTTCTAGATTTACTTAACTAACGAAAGATCAGGGTAACGAAAGATCAGCGTAAGAAACTTAAATACTCTGAACAATTCTAGAGTTAGAGAGATGTTCAGAGAATTTCTTTGGGCCTGGGGGCCTTGGGCTTATAATATAAGTGTAATTTTAATTAATAGAACTAAACATCTTGCAAGAGTTGTCTATAATGAAATTACACTTGAGAAAGAATGGGTCTTTCTTAAAAATTTACCAATCCCACTCTCTTCAGAATCATTTGGAAATATTCCAAGTGAAGGTGTTAGGTGGAGATGTAAATTAGATCCCCCAAGATTTTTAGAACCTAATTCAATTCTAAATGGAAAAGAAAAACATATTCCATATCTTGGATTTCTTGTCAAGATACCAGGTCATACTGATATTGATTTATCTGATTGGATCAATGAAATTCAATATACCGGTTCTTCAGAGCCAACAACTAGTGAAATATTTGCTCTATGGTGCTGTGAGAATAATGTTTCTTATTTCCATTTATTAGAACTTATAACCGTAGATTGTATTACAGATATGGGTGAGTGTATTACAAAGGGGCTTAATGAATAGTCGCTTAATTAAATTAGTAATGTGCGAGGTTCCAAAAGTAAATCTCAGCGACCCTATTTCTACAGGTCCATGGACCTTGTATTTTCATCAGGGTGATTCTGAAAAATGGACTCTTGATACCTTTACAAAAGTGAATGTGTGTAAAACCTGGGAGGATGTTTTATCAACGATTGAGGAGGTTGGTAGCACACGCTTGAAGAGTGGTCAGCCTTTTTTTATGAAGGGTGAAACTTTACCCTTGTGGGAGAATCACCAGAATATTCGTGGTGGTAGCTATAGTATAAAAGTTCCATCTGATAATGTGAAAGATGTATTTACTACTCAAGTAATCCAGGCAATGTTAGGCCTAGCATTCAAGGAGCAAGATAATAATTGTATTGGATTAAGTATGAGTCCAAAGAAGGGAACCTTCAATATTATGAAAATATGGAATCTCAATGCAGAAAAATTCAACGATCCCTCTGGACTCTGTTTTGTAGACTATCGTTGCTCTGATTCAGAAGTCCTGTATACTCCTCATGTTCAGAAGAGAATGTGATGCTTGCAAAGAGGGCACATGCCCTTGGATTGAGGAGATTGAAGCCATTTCTCAATACCATCCTTGGAGAATACATGGCCACATGGAGTAACAGTTGAACTTTCTGTGATTGGGTCACTTGTAATAGGGCAAAGCTCATTCTTTCTGATGGATTCAGCAAGAACGATCTTCACTATATGGGGTACAAGGTGGCAAGAGCTTGCAGTAGGAATATTCTTAGATGAAGAGGTTACGACTGGGGCTACTGGTATAGAGGGTGCCATATGCACACTAGAGGCCATAGGTGCCGAAGGTGCCATAGGCACAAATGCCTTGCTTGGGTCCGTGCTATACAAGTGGGGCTCCAAATAAGCTACATGTCCCTCAGAAGGAATTTCTCCCTTAGGCACAAAGGAATACCCATTGTATGGAAGTTTCTCAAGACCGTCAGAAGTCACCTCAATAACAGGAGCCATAATTTTATTGCCATCTACCATAACCTCAAGATTAGATCCGGTAAACGACCACTTACAGAGATTGTGAAGAGTATCATTACACTTTCTAATATAAGAAGTTACATTTATGCTACTGTTCCTATTCATCCTCAACTTCTCAGCTTCTACATTTTGAACGGGCCAAAGAACATTTATCTCCCTATTAAGAGTATTTACTGACTTGTAAAGAGTATTCTGGAATAATTTGTATCGGAGCCCAGGACCAGAACAGATTGTGAAATACATTGGTAAGCGGGACATTCTTTACCTTGCTATTAGTTACCTTCTATGAAAAAAGTGTTCAAATTCAATTTTTTCATAGCAATTTACGAATCAAGTGTGTAAGAATTACATGGTGTATTACAGATAGGGCACTTATCCTTCGATGCTGGTAAAGAAAGCCAGTGCTTGATTGCTGATTTCTCGAAAATGTGGAAGCAAGAAGTAATGGCTCCATTTGAGACATCAATATCTACAGATGTAATTGGACAAGATTCCTCATGAAATGCAGCATCTCTCAGAATAGCAGTGATTATATGCTGTGGAATCTTATTGATTGTGTAAGTTTTATTTACAGGTACAACTGGTGCAGGCAAAGGTTCTGTAATAGGAATGAATGCAGTAGGTTTTATAGATGGAAGAGCATTCATTGGTGAAATCTGAATAACTGGAATATGTAATCCATGATAGGATAATCTCTTATTAGTATAAAACCAGGAAATCGGGCGATTTACATTACCATTACCCTTTCTTGTTATTATATTGTAGGTAGCTGTATTTGCTGGTGCATAATTAAGTACGTTATAAAACCTGTTAAGATGATTACCTGGTTTTAAGACGTGAACTACCTTGTTTTCATTATCAAATCCACCATGCGTCCAACGTAGGAGATAATATCCCTCTCGCTGTCCAACATTTGTTCTTACACAAAATGTCATTGGGAACTCTTGAATTACTGGCACCAAAGGTGCCAAAGGCACCAAAGGCTGAATATCTACTTCGAATTGATCCATGTTATGCCTTATAAAGGGAGTAACATAGTATCAATTTTTTCACATCAAACATCAAAATGTGGGACTATTTTGTGAATTCTTGTATTTAGAAGAAATGGATTTGGTTCTTTCTTTTCTTCCTTCTTTTGCTCTTTTGGGGCTATGGCCTCTTTCTTATCTGCTGTTTTAGAATCATTTGTATCATTCGTATCAATATCAATCGATATATCATATACCTTTCCACAGCATGTTGTTCTTATATGTTTGTGATTAATTGCACTGTATACGACTCCCAGAATAGATATAACTAAGCCTGATATACCTATTATGGAACCACTATCCATTCTAATCATAACGATTAATTTAGTAATTCTACTCCTTCTTATTCTTTATAGGAGCCAAAACTAGCTTCACCTCTCCCAAATTAGCTACCATATATCTCAAGATTAAAGGGTAATCATTCTTCAAATAAAGCTCAATACTGGGACACAAAGTCGTGCACTTGGTGAAGAGCACCAAATGTTTCAATTGGAAGATTCCCTGCACAATTTCCGTGGTTGTTCCCTTTGTCTGAACCTTCATAGAACCCTGATTATCTGCAATAACTGTTTCCTGCTCGGCAAAGTCGCCAACGCATCTGAAAATCAGATTGGACCCAGAACTTGTCACCTCCATTTTCTCTCCCAAAACATTCATATCTCGGCAAATCTTCTGAAAATCCGCACTGTGCATGTGAATAATACTGGTGAAGTTCAAGCTGGGGATACTAATATCCTCGACATCAGTGTCAAAGAGCTTCAAGAAAAAGTTAGTAACCTGAGACTTCTCAGTATTCTCCATGCGAATACCTAGCTTGTTGGGATTATTCGCAGGCAAGTAGATTGTCAAGCTATCATTATTACCCATGGTCTTGATTAGCTTGAAAAGGTAAATCATATTCACTCCTAGAACATGCTTTACAGGGCAATAGAAGTTCTCAAAGCGATCAGCATGAAGCCGTAGGTAGACTAGAACTGTATGTGTCTCATCTACTGCAACAATCTTCATCCCCTGGGAATCAAACTCCAGGTTTGCCTCCGTAAGGATTTCTTTTAGAGCCTCAATCAAGGTGCGGAAAGCACCAGACTGAACAGTTTTTGCCTCGAACAAGTTCCCGTTGGCATTCGGAGTAGCCTTTGTTTGTATGGTACTCATCGTCCTTCTTATTGTCGGAAGCGTTCTGTCTTTAGGCGAAATAACGCAAATGTATCTTTATAAACCTAAAGACTAATTTGTGTTACTTACGATTCTTTTTTGTTTTAGAAGATGACTTATAATTACGCACCATGCGATATGCAGTGACAGCACTAGCAGGAGCTAATCTTATGGCATTATTTACGAAAGGTCCCATTACAGAAGGATAAAATCCACCCTTCCTTGATCTACGTCCACCAGTATGTTGTAGTGCAGGTCTAGCAAGTCCAGGTTCAGAAATTAGAACATTAGATCCAGAATATCCTGAAGGCTCTCTGTATGAATTATTTACATAAGATAATGGACCATTAGATGTAGCACCTCCTCTATAACGCTTATTACGCTTAGTGCGCTTATTACGTCTTGTTCCTCCAAATTGTTTACAGGCTGAACACGCCATTCTACAATGTTCTAAGAATTTATAATCTAACTTTCCTTGTCCCCCTTTTTATATTTCTATTTTTTCTTGTAAGTCTTCTAATTTGACTTAGATCCAAGCCATCCTTTTTCATATTTGCTCTAACTCTTATAAAATAGAAATTCACATGTTCATATTTAATTCTATGTTTCTTCATGGTAGCAATTAAAAATTCTTCAGAAGCCAGGGGCTTATATTTAGAATACTGAAGAGCCTCATTAAATCTTAAGCCATAGGGAACCATTTGTTCAGGCCTTCCTAAAGCGAATCGATCATTCACGTCACCACATAATCCAAAGTTTGGTATACATATTTTATTAGAAGTAAAGGAAAACCATTCTATATCTAGAGGAACTTGGTATAAGACATCTGGTCTGCAAAATATAATGTGGCTGTAACGCCCCTTATTCTTTTGCCACATCTCAGTTAATTGTTTCTGAGACCATAGATACAAGATATGGTTATCTAGAGTTGTATAATCTCCAGGGATTGCTTGCTTCTCCTTTCCCCACGGGTCACCCTTTGTTCTGTATTTTTCAAGACCAATATAAGTTGAAACAGTCTCCTTATTTTCAACCATGTGATATGTTGGTTCTAATAACTTATATTCATCAGCATCAAGCATAATACTTCTTTCGCCAGCTCTAGGATTTGTATATGGTTTTTTCATTTTATATGTGTGCAAATATGTATCATACTTGATTCCATGATTCTTTAGAGGGTCAAATATATATTTTTTAATAGAAGGTAGGGTATATTGTAGAGATCTAGTTAATCCGAAAAAGCAAATAGCTACTCTGACCTTTGGAATGAAATTATGATAACACAGAATCTTAGGAATATACTTGAATTTATCCTGATGTTTTTTGTAAATCTGACTTATAAATCTGAAATCTCCTGCTGATTTGTGGACTGCCCAACGTGTAGAACCAATGAGTTCTCTAGGAACTATAAATTGAGATGTATCAATATTATTTTTTTCAATTGTATCTCCCTTGAGAATTCTACCCTCTTGAATTCTATTCTGGTCCCATGTATAAATAAACTCTGGATCTAGGCTAGGCAACGTATTCCAGAAATCCTCATGAAATATATTATCATCATCCATTACATATACGAAAGTATCTTTTATTAAATCTAAGGCCAAATTAATTTGAGGATGTCCTGCAAATCCATTCTTATTGCAGAATAGTTCAATAATCTTTTCCTGATTTGGGTCTAGCGAAAACTGGAAATCATATGTTCTACAGTTTGATGTATCATATATTATATACCACATAGATACCATTGTAAAATCAATGGATTCATATATCCTTTTAAGATTTTGTGGCCTTGAACAGGCTGTTATTATTGAGAGCATCTTAATTTAAGGTAAGATTTTATTAACCGGAATTTATCTCTTTAATAACTTCCTTAATTGTATCGCGTTTTAGAGTTTTCCCTGCTTCTTTTAACATTGGATTCAGACAACTGCGAACAAAAGTAGAAGATTTATTGTGTTTCATGTATGAGTATAGTTCTTCACCCGATAATCCTTGTAGGAATTTTTTATACCATGGTAAATGTTTCGCTGTAAAATCTCCTGCTATTCGTATTGCTGGAGCAGTATAATCATTATCTTTTACTTTATATAAAAAGTTATTATTCACTAAAGTAAATGTAGTATCTACTGCAGCTGTGTAGAGCTCATACTCTTTATTTTCTATAGGCTCCTTCCAATACTTTAATTGATATTCATATAAGGGATTTCCTTCAGATGCACATCTGACAAAATCATTCTTATCTTTTATATTGAGTGCTAGTCCAACCTTGTAAACCTTGTATTTATTTGATAAATTTAGTAAAATTTCAGCAAAATTTTGTGGCATTTTCTCATTAATTTCAATATCTGGATCGGTCATAATAAATACTTTTGGTAGAGGCTGTTTTAAAAAAACACCACTTCCATAATTCTTATCTAACAATCGTATTTCTATCTTATCTTTTAATTCTTCCTTAATTTCCTTGTAATACTGAAAGAGGGGTTTGTATGTGCTTTTATTATCTAAGAGAATAATGGGATTAGGGTAACTTTTTAACTGATCAACTAATTTTCTTATAAAGGTTAAACTATTCCAGCATATAATTACTACTGGAATTTTTGATGGATCTAATCTCTTTCGTGTTTTCATCTATATTATCAGGATTAAATAAGTTAGTATGAAAATTGACCCGTGAGGGGGACCCTTGATTCGGTATAACAACTATGGCTGACCAGTATAAGAAGCATACCCATCGTGAGCATATTCTTGAGCTTCCTGATACCTATGTGGGTAGCACGGAGACTCATGAGGAGGTTCGCTGGATCTACGACTCTTCCACAAGCAAGATGGTTCATCGTAAGGTAGCTTTCAACCCTGGGTTCTATAAGATTTTCGATGAGATTATTGTGAATGCTCGGGATGCTCTTGTTCGCAGTCACGGTGCAGGTAAGCAGGCAATTAAGCATATTGATGTTTCTGTAAGTCGTGTGACCGATGAGAGCGGTAAAACTAAGTTTGCCATTGATATTGAGAATGATGGTGATGGTATCCCCATTGAAATGCATCCTGAGCACAAGGTGTATGCTCCTGAACTAATCTTCGGTCATCTCTTGACCAGTGGAAACTATGACAAGACAGAGGAGAAGATTGTTGGTGGGAAGAATGGGTATGGTGCCAAGCTTACCAATATCTTTAGTAACAAGTTTACACTCAAGACTCGTCACCCTGCTTCTGGCCAGACTTATACTCAAGTCTGGCAAGACCATATGGCAACTGCAGGGAAACCTTCTATTGTCAAGGACAAGGCTACAAAGGGATTCGTCAAGATTACTTATGAACCTGACCTAAGTCGCTTTCCTGGCTTGGACCTGGATGCCATGTGTCAAGTGCTTCATACCAGAGCCATTGAGCTTGCAGCCATGGCAGGTAAGGAGGTCAAGGTCACATGGAATGGATCCTTGGTGCCAACGAACACCTTTGAGAAGTTTATTCATCTCTTTATCAAGGATGGAACATCACACGCCTATGAGCGATGTGGTGAGCGCTGGGAGGTGGGAGCTGTCTTGGCAAAGAATCTCTTCGCCGAGGATGATTCCCCTGATGACAGGCACATTTCCTTTGTGAATGGTATTAATACCAGAAAGGGTGGTAAGCATGTAGAGACTGTTCTCAAGACTGTCCTCGGCAACTTCACCGACCTCGCAAAGAAAAAGAAGATTGATATCAAGCCTTCCCAGCTCAAGGATTCCGTTGTCTTCTTCATCAATTCCACCATTGTAAATCCTGCTTTCGATTCTCAGACCAAGGAGACTCTGACAACTCCTGCCACCAAGTTTGGTTCTGTCTTCAAGTCTGAGAAGATGCATGACCTCCTGGTCAAAATCGGACTTCTCGAGGAGGCCCAGTCCATCCTAGATGCCAAGTCTGCCAAGGATGCCAAGAAGACAGATGGCTCTAAGAAGAAGACACTCCGTGGCTTACCCAAGCTTGAGGATGCTCTCTGGGCCGGCACCGCCAAATCCTCGGAGGCAACTCTAATTCTTACTGAGGGAGATTCAGCTGCAGCCAGTGCCATTGCAGGCTTGGCAGTAGTTGGTCGTGAGAAGTGGGGTGTGTTCCCTCTTCGTGGTAAGATGTTGAATGTGAAGGACATTAGTCAGGACAAATTCAATAAGAATGAGGAGCTTACATCGATTAAGAAGATTCTGGGTCTTGAGCAAGGAAAGGTGTATCAGGATGCGAAGTCTCTTCGTTACGGTCGTGTGATGATTATGACTGACCAAGATCATGATGGATCCCACATCAAGGGTCTCTTGATGAACTTCTTCCACACTTTCTGGCCCTCTCTCTTACAAAAGGGATTCCTGTGTTGTCTGGCTACGCCATTGCTCAAGCTGACTAAGCGTGGAGTCGTCAAGTCATTCTATTCCCAGGGCGAGTTTGAGGCTTGGCGTGATTCTCTTGCAAATAACCCAGCTGATGTGGCGATTGCAATGAGAGGCACTACAATGAAGTATTACAAGGGATTGGGAACATCTACTGCTCAGGAGGCTCGTGAGTGGTTCAAGGATCTCTTTGACATGAAATACGAGTGGGATGATTTATCTGATGATGCCATTTGCCTGGCCTTCTCTAAGAAGCGTGCTGATGACAGAAAGGAGTGGCTGAAAACCTATGATTCCAGGCGCACTCTGGCTGTAGTGAAGGGTGGAAAGGTTCCCTATGACCGCTTTGTTCACGATGAGCTGATTCACTTTAGCAATGCCGATAATCTTCGATCACTACCTCATGTGATGGATGGTCTCAAGCCGAGTCAGCGTAAGATTCTCTACTGTTGCTTGAAGAGAGGTTTGCGTTCTGAAATCAAGGTGGCTCAACTGGCAGGTTATGTTTCAGAGCATGCAGCCTACCACCATGGTGAGGCTTCTCTGAATTCCACAATTACTGGAATGGCTCAGAACTTCATTGGTTCTAACAACTTGAACTTGCTTGTGCCCAATGGTCAGTTTGGATCTCGATTGATGGGCGGCCAGGATGCAGCTCAACCAAGGTATATTCACACATATCTGGAGCCCATTGTGGATTCCATGTTCAAGAAGGAGGACTCTGGAATCTTGAAGCACATTGACGATGATGGTGAAATCGTGGAGCCTGAGTTCTATCAACCCGTTGTGCCTCTTCTCGTTATTAATGGTGCATTAGGAATTGGCACTGGATTCTCTACAAATATCCCTCCTCATAATCCCAGTGATGTGTTGTCGCTATTGAAGGACCGTCTCTTTCTAAGACGTTCAACACTTGCTGGATTAGTCCTACAACCATGGTGGTATGGATTCACTGGAACCATTCATCGCACGGCTGATTCCACTTGGGTAACAAAGGGTAAGGCAATGTGGGATGATGTGAAGCACACAATTACTGTCACAGAGTTACCCGTCGGCACGTGGACCAAGGATTACAAGGGCTACCTGGATACTCTGTGCACGGGTGATAAGGAGAAGGGAATCAAGCCAATTCTCGAGTCATTTGATGACTTGTATAATGACACGGAAGTGAAATTCGTATTATACTTTGATTCCGATACCTACTTTGAGATGCGGACGGATGCTACGGCTGCCGAGAAGATGTTACAGCTCAATACGACTTGGCATACCACTAACATGGTTTGCTTTAGTCCTGATATGAAGATTAAACGATACGGCACGGTGGGTGATATGATGGAGGATTACTACCAGGTTCGTCTTACCGGCTACGAGACTCGTAAGGCACTTGAGCTGGCTCGTCTAGATCGTGAACTAGTTGAGTATGATGCAAAGGCACGATTTCTCCAGGCTCTCCTTGATAATCGCATGGATCTACGGCGTAAGTCGGATGAGGAGATCATTGAAGCGATGAAGTCCCATAAGCTACCGGCACTAGATTCCATGGATAAGCCTGACTCGGTAGATTCCTATGATTACTTGCTGAAGATGCGTATGGATAGAGTAAAGGCTTCGGCAGTGGAAGAGGCAAGGAAGCATGTGGAGATGGCCAAGGTTGCCTTGGAGCTATTGAAGGCTACTTCGGCAGAGAACCTGTGGCTCCGGGACCTCGATATGTTTGAGAAGTCGTGGGTAGCACTACAAGCTACTCGTGAGGCTTCTTCTTCAGGGGGAACTCCCTTGAAGAAGGAGGTTAAGAGGGTGTTGAAGACTAAGGTATAGGGCGATAGGGCTCCGCCCTATGACCCGACTATGGGGCTATAGATGGGGTCATAGGGGCTATGGATGGGGTCATAGGGGCTATAGATGGGGTCATAGGGGCTATGGATGGGGTCATAGGGGATATGGATGGGGTCATAGGGGCGTAGCCCCTATACGAAGGGATTAAACGGCAAAGACTTTGTTCCAGCTGAACTCAAGCTTACGGATCTAGCCAAAGGCACCGGCATATGACTGATATCATTCAAATAATATTGATAGTGGTCTACTGCACTCAAAATATGAGGAACAGACCAATTTAATACTTTTTCATTAAGATCTGCTACCTGACCGGCAATGTCATGTGGCAAGTTCTGAGCATATTGGAGATACATTGTTCTCATGATAATTGTAAGTTCATCAGCAGATTGGTCACCAATCACGTATTTTTTGGGTCCAGATTTGTCATATACGGCCTTACGGATGGCATTTTGAATTAGGGTTGCGTTTTCTTTACTAAAAAAGGCCTTTGATAAAGCAGTCACTTCCCAGTTTCCACGAAGTGCGTCAGTTGCAAAAGTTTGTTCAGTAGTTGTTCTGTAAGTAAACCCAGGGACTTCGGCATGCCCCCCAGATCCAGATGGTGCAGACAAATTCACACGACCATTCATCCCACCTACCGGCGTTAGATTCGTATTTGGGAAAACAAAGGCATCTTGGGAATCCATTCTGCTTGTAGGCAAGTTTCCCTACCGGCATATTTTATTCACTTTGTAAAACTTTTTTTCTAGGCCGGAAGTATAAGCAAATGTCTTCTGTTGGCCCTACCTCTCAAGGCTTAAGAAACCAAACTCGCGGATATTTCGTCCCCCTCGGCAACTGTGTAGATAAGATTTATGCCTTATCTAGTGCATCTGGAGCTGGTGGTTCTTTCGTCCCTGGTACCTTCACCACTGCCACCTGGATCAGTAACGTTGCCAGTGCTGGTGTTGGTACAAACGGTGCATTTCTCTCCTCTATCTCTTCTATCGGCCAGGGTGGCCTCCTAAGGGACATGGGCAAGACTGTCGTCTCATCTAACCGCACTTTCCGCAAGGTTCAGCTAATTGTTCCTGGACCTCAAATTACTAACACTAATAACTATTCTCAGGGTGGTGTAAATGGTCTAAGCACCACTACCAACCCCTTCTTGACTGGATACATTGAGCTAGCCATCGGCCAAACCATGGTATCAAGGGATGCAACCCCTGCCCCTGTTGCATACATGCCTGGCATCTTGTAATAAACTTTATATTTATAATCAAAAACGAGATTATTTAATGATCGCATTTTTGATTAATCAAATCTTTTAAAAAGTTAAGCCATGTACTTTTTCTAAAGGTGTCTAGTAGTATGCTTATATTTGGTGTGAATCCTGTAACAGATGTAAACTGGTATCTTTTCTGGTATGTAGTTTTTGCTATTACTTTCCTAGTTGTAGGATTTCAAAATTTATACTCTACCGGCATGACTGCTGCCACTACCGTTTTTGTAATTGGCTCCGTATTAGTCTTTGTATATTTTGGACTTCGTTGGTACGGAAGGGGGGAAGATTCTATGCCAACTGTCTGGCCCCCCGTTATAAATATGTGCCCGGATTATCTAACCTACATGCCCAATCTACGTGGGTGTGTTGATATGTTAGGAGTTAGCAGAACTAGTGGTGGCTTATTAAGAACATTACCTAGTGAGGTAAATAATATTCAAATTGGAAATGCAAATAAGCTTTTTGAATATACTTCCGAGGATGTACGTAAAGCTAGAACTTCCTCTGATATCCAGAGAATGTGCGATCGCTGTAAAACGGCTGGAATAACATGGGAAGGCATATATGATGGTGATAGTTGCGTTGGAATAACAACCGTAGCATCAGCAAATTCAGCTTCTGGTTCTTCAGGTAATTGCTCATATAAGAATCTTATTTACACCGACACAAATGATGCTATAAACACATACAAAAGTGGAGGAACTACACTAAGCTTATTCTAGAATAGTAAGTTTTAAAACCTAAAGATTTATAATTCATTTAGAAGAGATGAACTATGCTAACCTTCATCCAAGTGTAGAAGATGCACTTAGACGATGGTTAGAAACACCTACAACTGCAGCCTTTCTCTTAGTAGGACCTCCTGGTGTTGGAAAAACAACTCTCGCGAGAGAAATTCTTAAACAACAGAAATATAGAATTGTTGAACTAAATGCAAGCCATACGCGTTCTGGTCAGGCATTCAAGAAACAGATTATTCCCTTATTAGTCCAGAAATCGGTTCTAGAAGCTATGTCTCCTCAAAGTAACCAACACAAGTTAGCAGTTTTGTTAGATGAAATCGATGGTCTAAGCTTAGGAGAAAAGGGTGGACTCAGTGAGCTTCTAGACTATATGAGAGCATGGAAACCTGGTCAGACAACACACCCCCTACTTCTTATATGTAATGAAATCAAGGGTCGTGCTTATCAACATATTGTTCGTCTAAGCACCTATATTCAGATGGAGTTTCCCGTTCAAACTGTTCAAACCTGGCTAGGGAAAACTATCCGACCTGAGGTCCTAGCAAGTGCCGATTTACGTGTAATCTTAAGATCGCTACAAGGGTGTGATTCAAGCTCTATCTTTAAAATCTGTAATGAAGGAGGGCCTGAATTAATCGGAGATGAAATGCAAGAGGAAGAACCAAGCACAGAAATTCTGAAATTCAGTCATTCATGTCTCTATGATTACTGGGATCCTCTCATAATTCCAGAAGTTGAGAATAATCTGGGTAATCTCTCTGGACTCTGTGTTCATGAGAATATTCACAAGAGATTAGATTCTGCAGATAATCCATGGGAACACTATAAGGAATTTCTCATACTCTTTGACCTCAGTGATAAGGCTGACTACTGGGCTTTTTTCTATCAGAATTGGAATTTACTAAGACCTAGTTTTCAACTAAAGTTAAAAATAACAAATGGTTTTTTATCGGAATACCCAGTGACTAAGATAGCTACTCCTAATCAATTGCAATTCACACAGGTATTAACAAGACAATCATCTATGTACAATACATGGAAACAGATGATTCAGTTTTCGGATGAGCATGATTGTGGTATTGAGGATATTCAAGTTAAATTAAATCAAGTTGTTCAATTAAGACAAAGTAAAATTCCTGCTGCACAGGCTAAAAAGATAGAATCTATTAGTATTCCTAAGCAACTATGTATTTATAATGATTGAAGCCTATCTTCACCCTCATGTAAAAGGCGCACTAAATTCAGTTGTTCATTACGTCCAAGACGTATTGCACGACCGATGATTTGTTTTTCTTCTTCAGATTTCATAACATGCATTAGAACTACGTGAGTAGCTGATTTCAAGTCCATACCAACTCCTGCGTGCATACTGTTCATCAAGAGAACTTGGATTTCTCCCTTTTCAAATTGTTTCAAGGTGCTAGAAATATGGTCCTTATTTCCCTTGACAGTAGCTACTCGAATACCCAACTGTATAAGTTCTCCTTCTATTTCTAGAAATGGATTATCATAGCGATTAAACACAAGAAATCTACCACCCTTCGTTTCAGTAATTAATTTCAAGAGAGCATCTTTCTTCTTAGGATTCTTAGGTTCAATTGTTTCCTTTTTCGTTACTTCTTTACCATCTTTCTCTAATTGTCTCAAGCGCTTGTAGTCGAGACTTGCTCTACAAAGTGGACAAGATGGATTTCTCTGAATACAATTAATAATACAGGCTCCACAGAAAAGACGTTCACAACATAAGACAAACGTAGGAACTTTCGGTTCTTCAAAACAGATTGCACAGATTTCATCTTGTACATTCAAAATACGCTGTTTTAGGGAGGCAATCTGCTCCTTAATTGAAGTAATTTTTGTCTTAAGAGATGAAATTGCCTGTTCCTTCGCCTGAACTGTAGAATAATCCATGGACTCCTTGAACGCCAAAGTTTTCTCAAGTCTATCAAGTTCCTTTTCCCTTGTCTCACAAAGTCCCTGAATGAGAGATGACTGAGATGTATTATTCACACCTAGCTTCTCTAGGGCTGTCTGAATATCTCCTGCATGTAGAAGCTCTTGAATCTCAGTATTCACATATTGTGCTATAATACGGTGTGATACAGGGGTTTCGCAGATAATACGCTGTTCCACAATCGGAGGAGATCTCCAACTTTGTTCCATGAACCCTGCATCTGTTCTCAAGACTAAATGTCCCCTTGCTGGATGCTTTGAGAGAAAGTCCGAGAAGAAATTTGTGCTCTTAATATCATATCTCGAATAATAACTATTCCCATTTGTTACATGATCTTCTCTTAGAAGCTTGAGTAAATCTGGATGTAGATCATTTGCTCTTTGTGCCAGATAACCATTAGATATATACATATAAAGTCCCTGAAAGAGAATATTAGGCCATGTAGCAGTAATTAGCCAGTAGAAATTCGCCTTGGGCATTGGTACTGTAGAAGTAAAATGAATACTATCTATTTCATCAAATATAACTGTGGACCACTGTAAATTATCACGATTATTTCCATTCATAAAATTTCTTATGATTGTATTCGACATCAATGTTATATCTCTTGTTTTGATCAATTCATTAAAATCAGTTTTCTCAAGTGTCTTTGTTGTCTTGACCTCAAAGAAAGATAAAGTAGTTTGTTGTTGAATTGCAAACTTCCATTGGTGAAAGAGTGTATGGGGGACTATAATAAGCGTATTTCCTGAACACTCTAATATGTTAACTGGTTTCTGACTCCAGAATGTTGTCTGAGACCTATCGTGAATTCGTCTGAAGACCGAAGAAATAGGATTTAGTTTTTTATGGGCTATGAATCCTAAGGTAGTTAGAGTTTTTCCAGAACCCACTTTATCTCCTAAGATAGCACTCTGACTATAGTGAGTCTCATCATTCACCTCGAATCCCTCTATACATTTTTTCTGTTTCTCATGCATCGCATGAATCATGGCTAACTGATGGGGCCTCAAGGGGACTTTAATCTCCTTAGGTTGAACTGCATATCCTGATGTATCTGTTACGGCATATATTAACGGCTGTTCATACACTTCCAGCATTTTATTTACTGAATCGTCCCTAGCAGTCATAGTATATACTAGGGCTTCTGTTCTAACCAGAGAATTGGTGTTTAGACCCGTATAATCTTATAAAGCATTGAAAAAATCATAGAGTTCCTTATCCTTAATGAAATCACTCATCTTCAGCTCTGTCTTTTGTAAAAGAGGATTCTTTATCTTGCGAAGTTCTGTCTTATCAAATGTATTATCTGTATGACTCATGACTAAAATTACCTTCTTAGGATTCAATTGAATCAAGGGGTTTATGAATTCTTCTAAGAATGATCTCTCTTCAGCGAATGCAACATTTTCATTATATCGGTGGGTTCTAGCATACTGCTTTGTCCAAGCCATTGTGCCATTCGTAGCATGTTTATTGAAATAAGGACCTGCCTTCCAGATTTCTCTAGTATCCGTAAAATACATATAGACTTCACTGGATCCAGCTAAGTGAACATCTGGATTCATTGTTAGCGCCATTACTGCTTCTTGAACACGCTCAGGAAAATAGAAATCATCGTCATCCATGGCTACTATTATATTACCCTTGGCTTCCTCATTTAATCTATTACGTTTTTCACCCAAGGTCATTTTATCTTCAGACCAAATGAAATTTAAGGTAGGTAAATCATGTCTCACAGCTTCAAATAAATCACGAACTTCTTCCTGTCCATCATCATAGACTATCCATTCCATCTTATTTCTAGGATATGTCTGGCTTTGAACCATTTTAATTAAAGAAGGAATGAAACGTCGACGATTATATGTCGGCGTTACAATACTTACAAAGGGAAGTTCGGACATCTAGATAATAAACTTAACTTGTCTTTATCTGGGATTTAGTAAATGCAGTTGAATATAGGGATTCAACGACTGCTCTTGCAGCCTGTGATTCCTGTGTTTCAGAATAACAGAATGGTGCAAGAAAAAATTTCTCTATATCTCCAGTTGGATGGTAAGTTGAAAGGGGTAGAAAACTATAAAATTCTAGCTTCTTCTTATTTATATATTTATCATAAAGACCCTTAGGAATATGATAGAAGAAGAATATAGATCCATAAAAGAATGTTAATAGACGAAAGGGGGCATTATAACCTATTGCTTGATTTGCTGCAAGATGTCCCCCATATAGCATAATAGCAGTTAAGAGAAGTGATCCAAATATCTTTAGAATTCCTGAAGCAGTTTCACCACTAGCTCTAGCTACACTAAATTTATTTCTACTTTCTAAATCTTTTACTTTTAGACTTGCTATCTCAGCATCAGAAGCCCGCTTTGCAGCATCTGCATCTTCAGCTAACTTTCTATCTGCAACTGCCTTATCCTGTGCCTGTTGGATAGCTTGTTGTTTTGCATACTCCTCAGCATCAGGATCATCTAATGCTATCGAAGTATGATAGTTTAATTTATTCGATAGTTTGGTTATAAGACTCATCTAATTTAATAAGTAAAATACAATTCACTACGTGGCGTATTTCATTCCTCCCATACCACCCTCAATCACTAAGAAATTAATACTTTCTACATATACAATGTAATCTAACAAATATAAGGGATTAGGAGGAAGAGGCCAAGGATCAATATCTATCTGAAAATTCTTAACCCTACTTGTATTTAATGAACCACTAGGCTTCATCCATTTGGATGTATCAAGTGCAAAACTGTAAATGGCAAGTCCAGGAGGAAACACGCCCGTGGCATATTTCCATGAACTTAATTGATTAAAATACTGAAGAGGTTTAATTTCCTGAATTTCATTTCCATCACATACAATTCTCATTTGTCTGATTATATCCTGTTGCATAGCAGGAATATTTATACCGGAGTAGCCACCAATTGGAATAGAAGTTGCAGCAGGAACAAAGGGAGCCTGTGAATATCTCCACCAATTTGTATAATTTGTCCAAGCATTCATATTCTTAATAGAATCAGAACGTCTAGGAATAACGATGAGACGAGGAACTGGGTTGTGTGTATAAAGATCAAATATTTGTCTTGCTTGAATATTATTAAATTTATATTTACTAACCTGTCTTACAATGTAATTCAGAGGTTTTGTTGCAAATGTTCTTCTTTCATCATCTGTTAAATATACATACGTAGCTTGAAGTCTAGGATTCAGAGGCCATGTATTTAATGTAGGAGCTGGATATCCAATATCGGTTAAGTATTCTCTTATATAAGATCCATCCTGATTATCAGTTGAATATGTGATGTTTCCTGATTGTAATTGTGATCTTGAAGAAAGGATCTTATTCTCAGGACGAACTCTATATCCTGATGGATCAAGAATTGTATAAAGATCCTGAATGGGCCTCAGAGTTAACTGAACTTCACATTCGTGGTATTGTAGGGCTACAAGAGGTAGGGCTAGACCAGGACTTTGACTAAACCAAAAGGAAAGAGGAAGTGTTATATCACGCCCAGGAATAGATGGAAAGTTATTCTGATTTTGCAAGCCTGGTTCTAAATTTTTATAGACATTTGGATAAAACCCTGGAGTTCTAGTTACAGAATTCCCAACTGCGCCGGAGTATTGGCCATTAGCAGGGTCATATAGTTCAGGTACATCGCCCACTAGCTCTTGCCACTTATTATACTGTGTTTCATCCTGGTCAGTGAAAGCAGTTGAAATAATATAATCACTATCAAACTGTTGAACTTGGGTTCCCCCAATTAGAAAGCTAGCATCTTGAATAATTTGTGCTCCAATGTAACGTGTCCATTGAAATTGAAACTGTGATCTTCGTTGGAGAGGTCCAGGGAGATTTGGATCAAAGTATTTCGAGTAAATATCTGGCAATGTGAATGTGAAATACAAGTCAGAAAGTAAGTCAGCCACACGTTGAATCTTTGCGCGAAGTTGAATAGGCTCGTTGAAAAATAGTTCTTGCGGACCTTCAAGAGGCAGGGTCACTGATTCAAATGCAAAATGGCTGTATTTTTTTAACACGGTATAGAAAAAGGTAAAATCTGGATTCCCACTTAAGATCACATTTTGAGATCCGTAGGCTACTAAAACAAATAATCCTCCACCTGCCATGACAACTCTTCTTGTTATTACGAAACAAGATCAGATGTAATATTTTGGCGTATAGGGGTTATGGATGGGCTTATTGATGGGGTCATAGGGGTGTAACCCCTATCTAAGGACCCTGATTATTCACCCACCATGTATCAGAAAGTTTAGCATCCAAGTCATTTAATATTGTAACAGGAGCAGGTCCCATATTAATTAAAGTCTGAATTTCAGTATATGTCAATGCATATCCAAAATAGTATACACGACTTACTTGTCCCTTGGCAGCACCGTTGAAATTTACACCAGAATTACCCTGAAGTAAGAGCAACTCTGGATCCCTTTCAAGAGATAATGTTATATTCTTGCTCAATGATACTTTCCTTGTGCTGAATAAATACACATTTCCAAAGTTCTGGTAGGCGGGTGTATTATTTGAGAATGGCATCTTCCTCTTCAGGTTTCCATTGATATAGATATACATAGTATTTCCCTTGCATGTTAGAGTAAAGTGGAACCATTTATCAACTGGAATATTCTCAATCTCAACATAATTATCCCAAGTGTCATAGCAATTCACATAAATACGCAGTTTATTAGAGTCACCCCAACAGAAGATACCAGGTTGCATCAATGGGTATGGGTTGCTATATCCCTTGTGCATGATATGATATAAGCTGTGGTCACCATCACTAAATGTAGTGCTAGCGATATTGATGAATAAAGAAAATGAAAATTCTACGCCGGAACGCTGATTATCAGAAAACCAAATCGTTTTGGCATTTGGATTGGAGGGATTTTGAATTGCAGTATACATTTTACTGCCGGAAAGATATGTATCAGGAAATAGCTCAACACGATCCCTCCACATTGTTGAGAGGTTAGTGAAGACAAAATCACTCACAGCGAGTGTAATGTAAAGTATTAGGATTATAACTATACCTAAAACGATTTCCGCAACTATGCCGGTTAATCCTGTTGCTGCTCTAATTGCTTCCATACTACTATCTGTCATATGTAAAAGTTATATAAACTTTTGTATTTGACATTTTTATATTAGGTGTATGCTGATTAAGAACTAGTAGTGAAAATGACAGAGTTATTTCTCCTAATATCAAGGGCGTAGTTACCAATATCCAATCCGAGAGAATTGAGAAAGGGGCCCTTTTGGTAATAGGAGTAGACTGTATCCGGAGAATATGCAAAGTTAGCTGCGCGAGTTACACCAATTAATCCACCGAATCCATCTCGCCCTCCAAGCTTTAATGTTGGTTTATCACCGTCTACTTTAAAGAGGCCATCGAGTAAGCATGACCTAGATAACTTTCCATCCATATAAATATCGAGAGTTCTTCCTGATAGAACTGCAGTAACACATACCCACCTTTGTAGATCTACTGTCTCGATATCGCACTTCCTAAAATCACCGCCTGCATCACTGTAAGGAGAAGCTCCAGAAACAATTGCATTATAGTCACCAGTGTATGAGAGAGTTCCTGAGCCAGTTGCACTATTATCCTGGCTTACACGAATACCAAGCTTATTCGTATATTGGCCAAAATACATAACGAGTGTCATAAACCCACTAGATTCAGGTGCACCACCTGATAAAATTAAGAAAGGCTTATTCTTACCCTTGTTAATATTCCAGTTTGTTATGTAAAACCACGTGCTAATGGAATACTCACCACCCGCATAGATCTGAGGGAGGTTTGCACCAGAAAAAATCTGTTGACTTTCAGATTTTCCAGGGAGTCCATCATCAGGAGAGCCATATACAACTACATCAGCAGTATCAGTGTTAAACTGACCCCCATTTAGCCAGTTCCATACACGAAGTAGTATCACTATTAGTATGAAAATTACAAATGCAAATACTACCATTGTAACGAGGTCCATGGTTATTTCTAATGTTAAGAAATAGTTTATGCGTAAGGTGAATACCATTCTTCAAAGACACTTGGCTTCTTCGGTGCGGGATTGCAATTTCCACCCGGACACAATGAACCAAATGGATTTGATGGCATAATAGGTGTTAGAATACTTGAAAAAGTAATCGGGGTATTTGGTTTTCCTGATACACCAACGGATTCACGTATTAAATCACGCACTTCATTTGTTTCTAAGGGATATGATGCAATACTCATTAGTGAAATCTGACCATTTAGTCGTGAATTACCAACCCGTAGTGGTTGCGTTTCATCAAAATCGGGCATTGCCGTACAAGTATGAGATACAGATAATTTTCCATTCAAATAAATATTAAACCTACGACCCTTCTTCACAATTACTACTGCAGTCCATTTCTGTAGAGGAAAATTCGTAATTTCAATTAATTCTGGATTCGTATAACCCTTTACAAATACTTCAAATATTGCCGGTGCAAGAGTTAATCCGCGACCAGCATCCGGAGCTACCAAGATCTTAAAATTCTGTTTAGATCCAATTTTTACTACTGTGGCATATTCATTCCCTGAAATAGCAGTTCTCTCTTTAATAGAAGGATTGATGTAGAAAACAAGGGTAGATCCTGAATTTGTTATCCAATTGCTATATAACTGCTCACTTGTAATAACCTGTGTAACGGTAGATAATGGAATAGAATCTGGCCCTATACGATTAAATTGTTTGGGACTGAGAAAATATGCTACCAAAAGATATACTGCATATGAAACAAAAAATAATCCTAATAATACTAATATAAAGTTCATCTAACCTTGCTTGTTAATTTCTAATAGTATCCTCTCAGCATAAGTAAGAAGTGCTGGTTTATTTTCAATATATAACAATTTCTTAGCTTCTAGATAACCATTATCTACCCATGTATTTATAACATTAGTAACCTCATTTACTAATCCGGGCAGAAGCTTTTCAATATAACCCTTATTATTTACATCGATTGGATCTAATCCACCTGTCAAATGACAAGAGCGCTTAACATTTTCAGAACTTACTATCCACTCACATATCCAATCTGGATGTGTGATTGTATAGGTTGTGCTTAACTCACATTTTTGAATATTACCGCTCATATTTATTATTTTATAACATTTTCGAATCAAATTTTTCATAATCCCTGAGCTTATATGTTCCACGTTTTTTCCTTATTACACGAGTCCTATTTTTACGTAATCCACCACGTGTGTAAGGGGGGTATTCCAAGGAAATGCGTATCATATTCATTAATCTCAATGCATCCTCTTGGGTCATATTACCAATCATAACACCTCGCATAAATGCTTCAAAATCAGGTCTAATTGCAGCGAGTCTCATCTTAGTTCCAGACATTGCCTTTGCACTGCCATTTGTAGCATTCACAGTTCTTTCTCCAAGAGAAATTACCTTTATTGTCGATTCCTTTAAAGTCTTTTGAAATGTCGGTAATCTATCAGAACCTACCGCCATTGTTATATCGGTATATCCAGCTGACCGCAGAGAATCTATTATATTAAAAAGCTGGGTGCATTTTTCCAAGGTAGTATCTACAAATACTACTGGAGTATCTGGATACATAATTCTTAAAAACTCTACCTTTGCACTCACAGGTAGAGGATTCTCATTGATATCTGTTGATAGAAATGAGTTCGTGGCCTGCATTTCCTTATAAGCCTTACTCCTCTTGTATTTATCCATATCATTTTGTTTACTTGATACAAAGACATAAGCATCAGCATTATCTTCAGAAGCCAGTGAGGCCATTTTATCAATTAAGACCTTGTGGCCAATAGTTGGCGGTTGAAATCGTCCAAATGTAAAATATACTTTTGGATGATGTTTTACTATTACACTCATATCTAATTTATTACTATATTCTAAATATTAAAATCATTTAATTTTAATAAATCATTCATACGCCATTTCATTTCACCGGATGAAATTACAGTACCGAATGCTCTAATATTTAATACACTAATACCTCTTGATAATACATTTTCATTTATTATTATATTTGCCGGTGCAAATATTTTATCTCCAGTTGTTGGAGGAATTGGTGCAGAATCTAACTGTCTTGTTTTTACAAGTTCACCGTTCAAATATCCTTCAATAATATAATTAGAAATTGTTAAACCAACACGAAATGGAGTATGAATAGGAACGTTATCTAAACCAATGCTTTGCTGTAAGCCCCTGCTATCAAAACAAGTTATATAAACACGATTTTTCTCATTATCAAGTGATACACGTAAACTAGGATTTTCAACAGTCTGTGACATTAGAAAAAATACACGCTGATTTTGTCCGTCACCAAGTTTCTGTGGAAATTCATTATGAATTAGAACATCCATTGTAATAGTATAATTATTCTGTCCCTCTATTATTGTGCAAGATGGTGCAGGCACTGGAGCAGGAACTCCACTTACTGGCTCTGGGGTTATTGTTTTTCCTATTATAATATCTCTAACCTCTGCTGGTGATCGCCAAAATAGTTGTGAAGAATCTGTGCCGGGTATTGGTATATAACCTGTACCACCAGGGCTCCTCTGAAATACAGGTGTAATCCATTGATCAACTGCTAACAATAAGATTCCTAGTAGTAAAAGTCCTGCAATAAAATACATTAGAACACGAAGAAACCATGAGTTCTTTACTGGAACACCGATTGCATTTGGCATTTCTGGAACTTCAGGAGCTTTAGGAATCGATAGTTTAAATGATTTTTTTACACTCTTTCCAACATTTTCAAGGTTCTTTAAAACTTCTGTAACTTTACTAGACCTTGCTTCATCCATTATCTACTCTGCTCTTCTTTTTCTTGTCTTGGATTTATTAAGTGTATTTGTCTTAGGATTATATCCGATTCGCTTGTAATATGGTAAAGAATCTTTGGCCTTACAGTCAACGAGCTTCTCTCTTAAATAACATACAAAGGATAAACGACTATAGAGTTTCTCTATTCCCTGGGTCCCCGTTTCCTTGTTATTTATGTAAATGTCTTTAATGGATGAATTGAATTTCTTATCTTCTACTCCCTCCTTCATTTCAGTATTACAGTGCCATTCATGAACATCCATGGCCAAGAAATCTCCAGTTCTCAGATTTACTCCAACTTTAAAACGAGGGAATAAGGTGAATCCTCCATCATATTTACCTCTTTCTATGACGGTTAAATTACCAAATCCCTCTCTCAAATCGCCTGCATCCATATGGAGTCCAGTGCGGAAATTCCTATTTATGGTAACTGATGAGAAAGATGTGTCACCGATTTGAAAAGAGGGATTACTTTTAGCTCTCTTATGTTGGATCGCATATCGTTCAGGGACTAGTTTCTTGAATAAGTCATCAATCGCTTCGATATAGGGAGTTCCAGCCTTATATTCATCAAAGTATCTCTGGGTATACGATGTTAGACGACAAGGTAGACCCATGAAGGGTGTTTTCTCAAAATATCCTAGAACACTGCTAAATACATTATTATTTACGCGCATCTTTGATAACTTTCCATCCTGCATATATTGAGCAGACCACCCCTTTATAGATTTCTTATTTAACTTACGGCGAGTCCAGTATTTAGATTTCGTATCTATGGGTCCCGCTGCAGCCCCTCGATTCCTAGAAGCCCCCGCTGAGTTGTAGAAACTCTTCCATGCTAGCTTTATGAGATCATGAGGAATTACATTCTTTCTAAGTCTAGCTAAGAGACGCTTTCCTCCAGGGGCATCCGGGTCCTTCGCGTATAAATCCACATCATCATCATAAATTGTATCGGCATCTTTCTCACTGAAATATGTTCCCTCTCTCGCCTTGATTTGGTCATTCGTTAACTTTGGTTCTAGGATAACTTGTTTCACTCCATTTACCTTTGGTTCTCTTACAGGCTCCTTTGGAATTTGCACACCATCAAACAAATCTTCATCTGAGACCCCCATCTAGATATGAAGTATATTTTATATAATGTAGGTAGTATAATGCCAAATATAAGTAATTTTACTGGAATTAGTGAAAATTATAATAATAAGAGTACAACTAGCAGTGGTAGCACCAGGAGCTATGGTAGTAAGAACTCTAGCAGATCAAGAGAATCACAGTTTCATACAAGTGTCGGAGCAAAAAATCGCACTCCCCAGACTAGCGCATATAATTTAAAAGAACTTCGGAAAAGATATACATTTAAAATGCCCAAGAAAAATGATGTAACGCGTAATTTAGGAAACCGATTAACTAGATCGATGGGATCTTATGCTGATAATTTACAATTAAGAACAGTTAGACCCCCTTCTTCTTTCGGATTCAAGAATCGTTTGCCCCCTGGCATATCGAATTCACCAGTCGTGATTGGAGAAGTATCATATATAAATAAGAATGGAGCTGTGAAAACAACCTCCGGTATGGGTGGGAAGAGAACGCGTAAAAGAAAATAAGAAGGATAATTTTACAATTGTAAGAATAGAAATGAATCCTCCTTCCATCGGAAAATACAGAAGACCGACGGCTCGTCTAACAAATGAAGAAAGGAAGAATATCAATGAATTTGGGTTAACAATTCCCTCTAAGAAAACAGCGAATTATGAACCTAATGTGAATGAGCATGCTCTTTTAATGAATTCCAGGTACAATTACAAGAACAAGGCAAGGGCAAATAAGACTGCCTCCTGGAATAATTATTTGAAGCAAAGAAAGAATGCAAATACAAGAAAGAATAATACGAAGAAGAATAATACAAAAAGAAGTTTATTTTAAATTCATATTTATATTAGAATGAAAAATACCAGAAAGAACATGGTGGTATGCTATACAGGAATAAATTCTAGAAAAAATGGAAAACATTCTATGAACAACTTCAGAAAGATCACAAGAAAATTATATTCCAAATCTAAATGCAAGGCGATGAAAAGAAATAGTTCAGAAAAATGTCCTAAAAATGCAAATAATAAGGGATGGATTGATTTTTTCGGAGCAGAATATATAAGTCCCGAGAATTGTAATTCTATGGTAAAAAACAATAATTGACTTAAAACTCCCTCTTCTGAATTAGCTTATATCCCTTCATTTTCTTAGCATGGTTTTCCAAGGCATCCTTCTTTCTTTCCTCCTCAGTTCTTTGTTGACCACCGACTGGATCAGTCCATCCATAGAAATATGTGTAACAATCTTCCCACTGAGCCATTGTAAGATTAGGTAACATATCTCTTGGTAAATAACAATGATCTGTTTCAAGCATAAAATAGACATTTTCTGTTCCTAGTAAAACAGGATATGGAACATCGTTGCGACCAACCATTGAAAAATACTTCTCTACCTTGTCATCCATCTGGAATTCATAGATACTGGCTCCCACATGGATATATTTATTTCCAGAAATATGCAGTAAAATAGAATTTCCTACAAACATTTTACTCTGATCAGGTCTATGATCTGCTCCAGTAGCTCGACCAGTGCTCTTTCCAATGAAAACTTCTTTTACCGTTAATTCTCTTATGAGTTTACTGTAATTCTCTGGATCACCTATTTTCGTATGCGTGTCCTTGTAAATGGCTACTTTGCTAGTTTTGGCGCCGCCGTCACTTACGACCACACGAAAGGGTCTTGCAAAATTATCATGGATATCATAATATTTAGGAGTCATCTAGCTCTTCTTAGGAAAATTATACCACAAGATTCCTCCTACTAAGGCAGTCACTGCTACGCCTGCAGCGAGACCCTTTAGCATTGCCTGATTATCTGCCTCCATGAAATCTGCTGAGCTTACAACAGGCGTCTTTCCACGAGCACCCAAGCGGGTATAATATTGGATTACCTCTGTTTCTGTGTATTTGCGCTTGCCCAACATTACATTTACCTCATTGTGTAATTCTACTGTCCAACGAAATACATCATTCCTAGAATCAATCGATGCGCTTACAGGCATCTTAGCCAAATGGGATGCGTAGTGTTTTCTGCAAATCGGGCAAGGTATAATTACTTGTAATGATTCTAAAAACTCCTTCATAGCCTTCTTATCTGAATACGTAGGCTCCTGAGGATATCCAAGTGCTGCAATATGAATTGTATGCCAGAAAAAAGGTCCCCATACTTCTGGAGGCACGTGCATTTGTATCTATTATATTAAAAGAGCATATACCAGGCACCTAAGACGCATAAACCAGTATATAGTAATTATGGCTACCTTTTATCAAAATAAACAATTGCATTTATGTTCAAATTGTGGAGGCACCGGACATACATTCCGTTTTTGTATGGAGCCTGTGTCAAGTTACGGTGTACTCGTATTTCGATGGCTAAGTCGTAGTAAGCAATGGCCACAGATGAGTGAATTATCTAGAGATACATGTAACCCTACTGGCACATCATCTCTCATTCCACAAGTCTTAATGATTCAGAGAAAGGATTCACTTGGATTTATGGATATTATGAGAGGCAAATACAAGGTGAATGAGCCAGATTATATAAGAAAACAATTACGGGGTATGACAAAAGATGAAAGGCATAGATTGGAAACGATGGAATTTGAAGAAATATGGCATTTACTATGGGGGTCAGATACAGAATCTTCACAGCGCTACGCTCACGATCGAGTTGTATCAAAACAGAAACTAGCAGAACTTCGCGCTGGTATTGAATTACCGTCTGGTGAGCAATACACATTAACGGATCTTCTCCGGCAAGAACCAGGTGTATATCAAACTCCTGAATGGGGATTTCCTAAAGGTCGTCGTGACCCCCATGAATCTGATATTCACTGTGCATTTAGGGAATTAGAGGAGGAGACAAGTATAAAAGAAGATGAATTACTAAAAGTCATCAATATCGCACCGTTTATTGAACAATTTTATGGATCAAATAATATTCACTATAGACATTCCTATTATCTTGCCCAATTTATTGGAAAGCGAGAAGTTACATTTGATATTGTCAATACGGAAATGACACGTGAAATTGGAAATCTGGCGTGGAAAAGCTTGGATGATGCAATTCAATTACTTAGACCTGAAAATATTGAAAAGAAGCAAATTATTCTACAGCTTTACAGCCTCCTACTCAATTATTCTCCAGTTATACGATGCCCTCTTGCAGCGCAACAAGTTGTAAATGAAAATAAGAGTCAAGAGCAGCAGGAATACTATGTCTTTACTGGACAATCAGGAGACACAGTTTCAGGAAAAATGGAAAAGCCTAAGCGATTTTTCGGAGAGAGACAAACTTCTCGCAGAGTTCAAGACATACGCGTCACAAACCAGGACGGCAATCACGAGGGAGTTAGACCCACAACGGGAAATCCAGGGCTCACTATATCCAGATATTGATGATGAGACATTTTTACAGAAATTATTGAAGAAACGTGAATTCCGAGAAACTAAGCAAGCGAAGATTACTGATGAAACTCTCCAACAAAATGTGTGTGATGTGGAAGAATTTGAATATACATCTGCCCAGAAATTTGTCTCACAATTCATGTCGCCCAATACACCTTATAATGGAATGCTTCTCTATCATGGAGTGGGTGTTGGTAAGACGTGTTCTGCCATCTTGGCAGCTGAATCTTTCCTACAACTAAGTCCAAAGAATAAGGTCTATATTCTGGCACCTCCAGCAATTCAAGCTGGATTTTACAGAACAATTTTCGATTCTTCTAGAATAAAATTCGGTAATGAATCGGATGAGCAAAACCAACACGACGGTTGCACTGGAAATCGTTATCTTGATTTAACCCAGACTCTCTATGAGAGAGATAAGAAAGATATTGAGCTACGTGTGAATCGCCTAATTAACAAGCGTTATTCCATCATGGGTTACGTAGCCTTTCGTAATATGGTACGTGATATCTTGAGTCAAATCCCTTCAACCCTGAGTCCCGAAAGGAAACAGCAACAAAGAGTAACCTTGCTACAGCGTGCTCTCAGTGGGTGCTTCTTCATTGTAGATGAAGCCCATAACTTGAGAGACGTATCTGAGACAGAGGATGATACTGACCAGGTTGATGATGTGGGTGATCGCTCTGATGCTTCAGCAGGTAAGAAACTAGCACCTATGTTACGTGAAGTCTTGAAGACGTGTGAGGGAATCAAGCTCATGCTAATGTCTGCAACACCAATGTATAATAATTATAAGGAAATTGTTTCTCTTCTAAATCTTCTTCTCTACGTCGACAAAGTCGATGAATCAGAACTCTTGAGAGAATCTGATATAGTATTTGATAAGGAAATTTTGACACCCGAATCTGAAGCCAAGATAGTCAAGGTAGCAAATGGCCATGTTAGTTTCATGCGCGGAGAAAATCCCAAAGCCTTCCCTTCTCGTCTAGACCCTGCTCCTGAATTACGTGTGCAATCCTGGCCAACCTTTGCCCCTAATGGCACTCTTGAGATAAAACCCGATTCTCAGAAAGAAAATGTCTTACAGCTACCCCTTGTAAAGTGTGAGTTAACTGGAGAACCTCTGGACGTTATAAAGAATCTAACTGAAAAGCTAGTGGAAGCAAAGGGTGTAGGAATTCGCACTATTGATACCTTATTACAGGCAGGTAATTGTATCTTTCCTGGTGAGGGTCTTGATGGACGTGTTGGATCAGAAGGATTCCAAACCTGGTTTTCAACAAGGGCAATTCCAGCGAGCTTTGAAGGGACGCGCCTGAATACCTTACCCCAGTATGTTCCAGCTGATCCTGATGAATCCTATAATTGGATGATAGCTTCAGATGACGGTCTAGGAAAAGCTTCACCAAAATTCAATCGAGTTCTAAAAACAATTCGCACAGCTACAGGTATATCTTTTGTCTATAGTCGTTTTGTTGAGAATGGGGCAGTAATTTTCTGTCTGCTTCTTGAGGCGAATGGATATACACCCTGGGGTCGCTCAGCTCCACTGTTCAGTAAGGGTTCAGTAGCAGGTGGTCGTCAGTGTTGTAAGTGTGATAAGAGAGAATCAAGCCACCCTGCATTTGTTCTAGGTCAACAAGAATCTAGAGAAAATCACAAGTTTATGCCTGCCTACTATGCACTCTTAACGGCCAGTGACGTGAATACTGTTGAGAAACAATCTCTACCACTTTCTCCCAATAATACAGCAGTCATAAACATGGCGCGCAGTATCGAAAATAAGGATGGGCATAAGATTAAGGTAATTGTTGGCTCCCAGGTTGCAGGAGAAGGTGTAGACTTGCGTTTCATTCGTGAGGTCCATATCTTAGAAGGCTGGTTTCATTTGTCAAAGGAGGAACAGATTGTAGGACGTGGAATTCGTTATTGTTCTCATAATGCCTTGCCAAAAGTGAAGAGAAACTGCACAATTAACTTGTATGTCAATACTTATCCAGAAAACGTGAATAAGGAAACAATTGACCTCTATTCTTACAGAACTGCCATGAATAAGGCTGTCCGTGTTGGGAATGTGAGTCGCGCCTTAAAAATGGGAGCAGCCGATTGTAATTTGAATCGAGATATGATTTTAGTAACTGGACTAACTGAAAAGCCAGCTCTTGATGCATCTGGAAATCCAAATATGATTGATAGTCAGGGACAGCCTAGGCCAGTTAATTTAAATGACAAAGATTTTACACCAACATGTGATTGGATTACATGTAATTATGTCTGTAAACCATCCTTTAATCTCGATGATAAAGTGCAGATGCCAGATGACAATGGAACCTACGATATGTTTGCAGCAAGATTTGCCGAGCAAATGATGGTGAACAAGTTGAAAAAACTATTCAAGGATCAACCCTGGTTTCATTTGAATAAGCTACAAGATATATTTAAGGATATCCCTAAGGCTACTTTGACAAGTCTTCTACTTCGCGCTGTGAATAATCAATCAATTATCTTTGAGAATGGAAATCTCCAGGGTCATATTATTTTCAGAAATGGCCTCTTTTTATTTCAGCCGAATAAGATTCAGGATAATGCCATTCCTATTTCATTCCGTTATGGAAGATACCCAGTAAAGAGAGATTCTTATAACCCTACAAGGGAAATCGTAAAAGCTAAGAATACTTCATCTTTAGAGAATACAAAAAATTTCTGGAATACCTCGGTTTCATGGGTAAATTTCTGCTATAAGCCTGATGTAGCTACTGTATGTTTCACTAAACATGACGTGAATGAACGAGATCATAAGACATCCCCTATAGACTATATTTCCCACCTGTTCCCAGGGAACAAGCCCGAGGTTATGCGTGCACACTTATCCCAGTTTGGTATTGCTGGGGGTCTAGCTACAAAGTTGATGAGTGAAACCCTTAAAGAGGATAAAAATTCACGTGTTGTCTCTGACCTTGCCTCTGCCCTTGATTTAGCTATTACAAAATTTATTCCAAAAAATTTATATGATATCATTGATGATTATGTGGAGAGAGATGATAAGAAGAAGGAAAATATTAAGACACGCCTTGAGATGTTACAATGGTGGGGTAAAGCCATTACACGTAGACTAATGAAAGATAAAGATGGTAGGCCAATAAAAGATAAAGATGGCTTTGATGTATATGAAGCATTTAAAATTCCAGATGGTCTCGATCAATTGAATAAGATTGCAAAAGAATTCATATGGGATTCTTTCTTAAAGGGCCCCGAACATATTCAGCTCTTGAATGAGGGCCTTGAATCAGCTGAAAGTGCTGCTTCTGAACAAGTTCTGACTGCAGGCTCTATCAAGGCAATTCGTTACATGGATATTGGTAAGAAAGAGCCTATCTACCAGTGCTCTGGAGCTCCCTGCCCTCCTTCTGTTTTGAAATTATTTACTGATTCCAAAGTTGACAAAGTTGTAAATGCCAAGGCAAATAAGAAGATTAGTGCTAATCCTTATGGCTTCATGGTAGTATGGGAAAATGACATTATGTTCAAGACAAATGATGCTAAGAATGAAGAAGGAAAGCCTCCTGGTTCTGGTGCAGCATGTTCAATTGTAAGTAATGTGAAAGGACATAGAATGAAGTTAGTTGAACTAGGAAAAATCTTGGAAAAGTATCATGATGGAAATCAATTTGAACTAACTGAAGAGAGTTTAAAATCACTGAATGGAGCCCCTTCTTATTGTGCTTTAACCGAAATTATTATGCGCTGGATGGATTTACGTAAAGATTCCTACGGTGGTAAACGTTATTTCTATAGACCTCTTTCATCCTACTATTCTGGTCACAAGTCGAAGAAATAAATTACCCAATTCAACTTCCTGTGACAAGCGTATAAAATTGACTATATACATACACATTAGAGTAGCATGGAGACTGAAGCATTCTTTCAAGAAAAAGTATACTTGACTCCCAAGGATCTACGCAATGATATTGAATCTGTAGATAATATCTTAATTGAAAAGCTAAAAGAGCGCCTGGAGCAAAGGTGTTCTCCTCACGGTTATGTTCTCCCTGGCACCCTGGAGATTCTAACAAGGTCTACTGGGATGGTTGACGCGGGTCGTTTCTCCGGTGATTGGGCTTTCTTAGTGAAGGCAAAGGGACGTGTTCTACATCCTCCTGAAGGAACCATGGTAGAGGTGGAAGTGCTGAAATCCAATAAAATGGGCATCTATGCAGTCTATGAGAATGCAATTAGGCTCATGGTTCCTCGTGATCTTCATTTGGGAGATGAGGAGTTTGATAGCTTGAGAGTGGGAGAACGTATCAAGGTGGAAATTCAGAAATCCAGGTTTCAGCTTCGCGATCCCTTCATTGTGAGTGTTGGGATTTACCGTGGGAGATCTGGAGAGCCTACGAGGGTTATAGCTCCTGTTCAATCTCCTACAGAAGAATCTTTACCTGCTGAGGAATCTTCACCTGTTGAGGAAGTGGATGTTGAAGCCGAAGAAACACAAGGCAGTGCCGAAGGTACTACCGAAGGTAGTGCGGAGGAAGAAGAGGAGGAAGAGGAAGAGGGACAGTAGAATGGCTGACGATTACGAGCAGCGCAAAGAATTCTGTAAAGAAATGAATACTCTATCTAGACCTGAACTTGAGGAACTCTATAGAATTCTAAGACGTGAAGGAGGTTCCTTCAGCGAGAATTCAAATGGAATCTTTTTTGATGTGGCGGCGCTTCCGGCCTCTGTATTTGAAGCCCTATGGAAGTTTCTCCAATTCTGTAAATCAAATGCCAAAGATTTAGATGAGCGCAATAAACTCATTGGAACCATGGCTAATCAATAATGTAATAGATAATAGATTATGAACAATACAGATGTTCATATCGAAGATGTTACAAAAGAATTTAATGAATTAATTGAACATCTCAAATCTGAAATTGTAGAGAACAGAATGAAATATGTGAATAATACCTTGAAAGAATTCTTATTATCAACTCTAGAAACCGATATAGTTCATTCTCTTCATGATATTTATCAAGATACTTTGAATGAATTTCCTGAAAAGAAACTCTTATACAAGGCACAATGTGAATCTATGGTTCTCTCGTCACTCAATGGTCTAATTGTGCCTATCAAGGGTATTATAAGCGAAAGTGCTCCATGGTTATCGGATGATGTAAATGTGCAATTAGATACCTTTATGAAAGAATTAATAAAAAAGATTCAGAAAGGAGGTGGTCCTTATAATGCATTAGTGCGAAGATTCACGAGAAGAATACCTTATGCCCTAAGTGCTTTACCTGGTAGAACACTGAATCTACCAAGATTGAACCCTGTTACATACAAAAACAGGCCTGTAAACAATCTTCCTTTATCTCTAAATCAAAAGGTAAATATGCCTATGAGAAATTTACCAAAGCAAGAAAATATACTAAAATATACAGGCTATATTGAAGTCTTAGGTAAAGAATTTATCTTTGGAAGACTTCGCGAAGTTACAATAGAATATGGTAGGAAATTAAATGAAATTCTTGAAAGTGCTATTAAGCCGAATTTGAAGAAAGTAATCAATAAATACAAGTGGGCCACAGATAGTATTGCTACTTTTGTTGTAAATAAATATTATTCATCATTCTGTGATGCTATAATAAGAAAGCTTGTTGTAAATATCATACATGCTACCTTTACTAGTATAGAAGCAAATCATGAATGGATAACTCCAGTAGCAGATATATTAGAATATCATTTAGTTACACCCTTATTGAAGCCGACTGTCCTTACAAACAGTCTAAAGTAGCTTCGCGTTTTATAGTTAATATGAGTGATACAGTGCCCCAAAGTCTCATCCAGATATGTGAAACACATCAGGATGCGACATTTCAAGTTTCTAGACGTGTTAGAAGAAATGCTATAAGCTCAGTGGCTGATGCTCAGGACCAAGCACCCAAGTGGAATCTTACAACACATTCTATTTCACCCAGGCATCCCATGGCTGCATGGTTGTGGCTGAAGGACCCTCTATTCCGTGTTTCTCCAGAGCCTCTAAGACAGCGTATGATGCTAGATGCCACTACAGAATGGCAGGAGCGTTGTTCTAAACTGGATTTTCCTCGTGTCTATAGTAAAAAAAAGGCAATGGAGGGATTTGGATGTCAAAGACCTGATCTACAACAAGCCAAGGCATCAATGATTGCAATGGAACGATACACTCAAGATGATCCACTCTTATGGATTCTCTTCAATGATAAGGATAAGACTATTTCGTTTCTCGATGACAAGGCCTTTCCTCGTGAGGGAGGATATAAGCAAACCTGGATTTTGAGAGAGCCCATGTGGGACAGACTCTGGGAAGCAAATTGGTCATCGGATTCTCTAGTGCAATGGATACAGGGACAGGAGGAAGCTGGATTCAAGGTTGACTGGCCTCTCGAGCCAGCTACTTCTACTATGAAGGCCATGTCAGCAGAATATGAGGCCATGAATCATAGTGCAAGAGGGTTGTCAAAAGATGAATTAAGACAGAAGTTGGGAAGAGCCAAGGCTATGAGGAAGCTTCTAAGCTAAATTGCTACTTCTATACGTGAAACAGATATATCATGGATGCCAGATATTTAATAAGTAACACCTAAAGTTGAAACCGAAACCCAAAGCAGATACACCACACCATGGATATACGTAAGGCTGAATTTGATCAGCTGAAGCGTCTGACTCAGGAGTGGATTGACCACCCCGAGCAAGAGTTAGAGGCTACCTTTAGTGCTTCAGGTGCTTCAGGTGCCTCTGGCACAGGAGGACAAGTGAACTCTACAACGTTTGCAGCCATTGCTAAGAGATTGAAGAATAGAGGTTACACTTCTGTGACACAGGAAGACAAGTTAAATATCATCACACCCAAGCATGTGCGTATTACACTCAGCGGTCTAGGAGTAATACAACAGTATTGTCGTGATGATCGCCTATCAGGAAGGACGTTTTCCGCTATCATTAAAGATCGTACTGCTCAGAATGCCACTCTTGACCTAGAAGAGTATGGAGTTAGGATTAAAGCACGTCGTGAAAGGGAGCTAGGGGAGAAGGACCCAGATGTTATTGAGCTCCTGGATCAATGGAAGGTGCAACAGAAGGCATTTAGACTTCTCCGGCGATGGACTTTCAGAGGAGATGGAATAAGATTTGATTTATCCATGGTTCGACAAACCAAAAGAAATGTCCGAGGAGAATTCCGGTGGCAAAGTAAATTCACTCAACAAGATATTTCAAATGAAATTCCAGTTTACGAGGTTGAAGTTGAATTAGAAAGAAAAGAGGGAGACACGGCTGATCTTGCAATTCAAAGATTTGTAAAAGGAATTGGTGAGATTCTCAGAGGAATTCAAAAGTGTCCCCTTTTGATTCGGGAGTCTGTGAAGCGCCAGGTATTTGCCGGATATAAACAATTAACTAAAACGGATAAGTTTCGTGGAGTTTCTACAAGAACTCTGGAGCTAGCAAACATGGTAAGCCTAGTGGAGCCAGGAACATCCAATATTCGAGAGGGTTACAATGTCACAGATAAAGCCGATGGTCTTAGGGCCATGGGATATGTGAATGAGAAAGGCCATTTGTATTTAATTGATAATGGACCAAATGTTTATGAGACAGGCCTGGAAGTTTCTGGATGTGCAAATTCCTTAGTCGATGGAGAATGGATTACCAAGAATTCAGCAAATGAGGCAATTCATCAATTCTTGATTTTCGATATTTACTTTGCACCCGGGTCCAAGGATGTTCATGGCCTTCCCTTTTACGTGGAGGGTGCTCCCACTTCGGCCCAAAGATACAATGAAATGAGAGCTTGGGAGAAACTTTGGAATTCGGCTCCTGGGCCAAAAGAGGTTCTCCCTCTCACTCCCAAAACTAAACTTTTGGTCAGCACGAAAAAGTTCTTATTTGCAAAAGCCGGTGAAATCTTTGCACACGCCGCGAAAATCCTGGACACTCCAAGAATTTATGAAACAGATGGCTTGATCTTTACAAAGAATTCATCTGCAATTCCGGAAAATCCCCAGGGAGATTTCGTTGATCAAATGAAATGGAAACCTCCCCACGATAACACAATTGATTTCCTGGTTGTTACTGAAAAACTCCCGGACTCAAATTTGGATTCTGTGCATAATGGATTTCATCCAACTTCCGGAAAAGAGATTCGTTACAAAGTTCTCAGATTGCACGTTGGTTCCCGCGGAGATTCCAAAATGAAATTGAATCCCAGGGACATTGTTCTCCAAGTGCAACCATTGAAAGCGGTGGTGGACCGTGGTGCAAATGTTTACCGCCCAATTCTCTTTCAGCCGGAGGATTTTCCAGATGACAAGGCCAATGTTTGTTACGTGGAAGTCAAGGTTGATCCAGAGACTGGGGATGAGTATGCTTATTGTGAGAACTCCAATGAGCCAATCACTGATAAGAGCATTGTGGAGATATCTTATGATTCTTCTAGGCCAGCTGGTTGGAGATGGGTTCCTAAGCTTGTGAGAAAGGACAAGACTGAGCGCTTAATGAGGGGAGAGCTTGGGAGAACATTGAATTCCAACCAGACAGCTCAGAGCATCTGGAATTCTATTCATGAACCCGTGACTCTATCGATGATACGTAGTGGTAATGAGCAACCAAATATGACTGAGGTTACCTCTGTCTCAGCAATTGAGAGAGAGAGGGCAGCCATAACCCAGAAATATGCTGATCGTACTGCCTCTGAGAAGGATATGAATCGTGTGGGTCCTCTACGTGATTTCCATAACAAATACATCAAGGAGACAATCTTGTATAATGGAGTGATGAAGAAGGCAAATCTAGGGCTCATTGATTTGGGAATGGGATTAGCTCAAGATATCCAGAAGTGGAGACGAGTGAATGCTGGAGCAGTTCTGGGTATTGACATTGCTGGAGATAGTATTAATAACCCTAATCATGGAGCATACCAGAGACTCTATTCAACCATGTTGCGCAATGGTCGTGAGAATGTTCTACCTATGGTCTTTGCAGTAGGAGATGCCTCTAAGAATATGAGAACTGGAGAAGCTGGGGCCACAGTGGATGATAGGGTTATCTTACAAGCAGTATTGGGCAAGACTGTTCCTGAGGGTGTAGTGCCTCCTTATGTTCGTGATGAGATGTCGAGTCGATTCAAACTTGGGGCAGATGTAGTCAGTTGTATGTTTGCAACTCACTACTTCTTTGAGACCAAGGAGAAGTTTGGTGGATTCTTACAGAATATCGCTGATAACTTGAAGATTGGTGGATACTTCATTGGGTGTTGCTTTGATGGTGAAAAGACCTTTGACTTCTTGCGTGGACGTGAGGCCCGTCTGGGTGAGGAGGGTGGAACTACCTTGTGGAAGATTACCAAGAAATATGAGGCTGATGAGATTCCTCACGGTGATGAGGCATTTGGAATGCCTATTGACGTAGAATTCATCAGTATTGGCTTACCTCACAGAGAGTATTTGGTGCCATTCAGACTTCTACAGGAGAAGCTTGCTACCATTGGTGTTGAACTCTGTAACAAGGAGGAGTTTACAGCGCTTGGATTAACCAGTAGCACTGAGATGTTTGGAGATAGCCACAAGGCGGCTGCGAAAGCGGGTCGCAAGTATCCCATGACTCCTGCAGTCGAGCAGTTCTCATTCTTGAATCGCTGGTTCGTATTCAGGCGCAAGAGTGAGCAGACACTACAGGCTCCTCCTGTTCCTCTTGCACCTTCTGGTCTAGTTACAGCAGAGACTCAGGAAGCTACACAGGCCTTAGCCAATGAGATTCAAGAGAATGCCGAGATTGTGAATACTAATCAGACTGTAAATGCCAAGGAGACAACAGGAACTAAGAAACAATATGATTCCGCGGCAGTCTTACAATTCAATCTAGATGCTGCATCTCTGGATAAGTTGCGCATTGGCGATAAATCAGCTCAACGCTGGTTAGCCCCTGGTTCCCCCTTTCCTATTCAGGATCCTGACCCGAGGTCAGAAGGTGAGTCATATCCATCTCTTGAGCATTTCATTGCAGCCATGAAATACAAGGTGGCAACGGATAAGCCCACTTTGGCTCAGAGTCTCTTTGGTCCTAATGGTGCTATACACCAGAAGTTCCTGAGACAGAGACAGGCTGAGATTGGTGTGGGTGCTGGAGCAAAGCCCTTGACTGAGGCTCGTGAGATAGCCCTACAAGTTGAGGAGATTGCTGAGGTTCATACTGAATCCAGGCAGGCTGCCATGAAGAAGTGGAAGGCAAAGTTCGATGATGCCAAGTGGACATCTGTGAAAGATGAGCTTCTGGAGAATGCAGTGAAGCAGAGATGGGATAAGGATGCTCGCTTCCATACCATTGTGGAGGCTGCACGGCAACAGGGCAAGTATTTGCTCTTCTTCACTGGTTCTGCTTCGAGTGAATATGGTGGTAAGAGGACTCAACAGGGTTACTTGGAGGGTGAGAACAAGTTGGGTAAGGCAATCATGAAGGTTGCGGGGTTTGAGTAGATTGTAGTGGTCACCTAGTGATAAATTTGATAACATATTTTTTATAGCCATCATGCATATGCCTGAAGCATGGCAGAGCCTTCTAGTTAAAAATAAACACGAAAGAGATAAGAATGTGCGCTTTGTTGAAGACACACATACTTATTATGTAAATGGTTCATCAAAGGGAATCGTATCAACTACTGGCTTCGTCCACGCCTTCTTTGGGCATTTTGACCCCGATTCAGCAATAAAGGCTATGAAGAAGAACAAGGAGAAATGGGCGAAAAATCCATTGAATGGTAAAACAGATGAAGAAATCAAGGAAATCTGGTCTGCATCAGGTAGGGAAGCTTCAGGAAAGGGAACTGCATTACATTTAGCGATTGAAAAGCATCTGAATGGAGCAATAGAACTGATTCCTCCTGAAGTCATTGATACTGCAGAGTGGCGTTATTACATGAATTTCTATAATGATACTAAGGATTCATTAGAGCCCTATAGAACTGAGTGGGAGGTGTGGGATGAGGAGCATAAGTTGACGGGTAGTATAGACATGATTTACAAGCGCAAAGATGGCAACTTTGCAGTCTATGATTGGAAGCGTTCAAAAGAGATCAAGATGGATAACCCATTTCAATCAGGCCAGGGACCCATGGAACACTTACCCGATGTGAATTATTGGCATTATACGTTACAGTTAAACGTATACCGGTGGTTTCTACAGAAGCACTATGGCCTCAAGGTAGTTGAGTTGGCGATTGTCATCTTTCACCCTAATAATAAGAATTATCAGATCTTCAAGCTCAACATCTTAGATGATGAGATTCAAGATATGCTGGAATCTAGAAAGCGTTCCATTCAAATGGGATCTAAAAAGGCAGTCGAATTCGAGGTAATTGAGAAGCCTTGTCTTTTGGATGACTAGATTATTCAAATATAATAGAATTACGTATATAATTTAATAATATATTCTTATTCATACGATATAGACCTGGAATATTTAATTGTTTAGCTATTTTTCTTAACTTAACAAGAGGCATCACATCTAATTCTATTAAATTTTTACTTAACAAGCATTGTCTAGGAGCAATATGGCCATCAGGATAGACATATTCATCAATAGTAAAAAGGAAGCCTTGATAATATTGATCTACCTTAGGAATTGTGGTGTAACTCATATTATAATAAAAATTAAATCCTTTAGATGATTAAATAGAAAAGAATATCTTAATGCGTGTATTAATAGTAGCTCTGCATTGAGGGCATTTTGCAAATCTGGATGTATCCATTTCTGAACAGCTTCTACAATATGTGTGACCACATGGCACTAGAGCTGTATTAACTTCATTGTCAAAGCAAACAGGACACATTTTCTTTTGTATATCCTGAGGTTTTACAATTTCATTGACTCCTGCGACAATGAGAGATCTTAGAGCATTTAATTTTCTTGTTGTAGATTCTAATTCTATATCGACAAGATTCTTCTTTGCAATTAATTGATCCTCGGTTATCTTAGATACTCTTAATACAACCTTACGAAATTCTTGATATGTCTTATCTATTTGGTCGCTATCTTCAGTATTTATATTTATAACTTTTAGACGATGTGCTAGCTTATCAGTCTTAGAAAGAGATTCTCTGAGTTCCTTCATTAAATTATCGTATTCCTCGACCTTTGCGGAATTCGTTTTATACTGTTCATTTAACATCTTAAATAAGGTTGCAGTATGAAGATTTGTATTACAAATTTTTTCTTCATCATTCAATTCCTCTTGGGATAACATTCCACCCATTAGGGGCTGTGTTCTTTGTTCAAGAAGTCTATCAAATGCTACATCAATTTGACTAGGTTCATTTAATGTATCATTATAATTTGCAAAAACTTCTATATTTGCATCCATCTATTTTTAGTAAGTCTCGGTGTTTAGACCTCTAAGCTTCGGGTTAGATCTCTTACCTTCGGTTAGACCTCTGGTCTTACCTTCGGTTAGACCTCTGGTATAGGGTCAAATTGTTCATCGAAGACCTTTGATTCCATATCTGAAGAGAACCATTCAGATCTCAAGAGTTCCCACCAAGTATTCCAGTCAGGTGAACCCTCAGGAATTATATACTGGTCACCAATTCTCTGTGCTTCCTGGCGAATCGTGAGTCTAGGTACCTTTCTATCGAAGATTTCTTGTCTTCTGGTTGCAAAGCGAATGAGTTCATCAATAAGACGTAGATAGAGCATACGTGGCACGTGTAGTATAGATCCATTTGGTCTTATAGTAGCTGGAGTATGAATGCGACATTGACCAGCTTTATCTGCAGTTGTCCATTTGCATCTACCAGAACAACTAGACTCAGGTTGGGTTAAGCAATCTACTCTCAAAAATCCCAATTCAGTTGTCTCATCACCCTTTGGTTCCATCCAGCGAATGATTTCTCCCTCTAGTAAAATATCTAACCTCTTCCTTTTCTCAGATAAAGGTAATTCGGCCTTGATAATTGATTCTATTTTTATACGCCTTTCTCTTCCTGAACCCCTGGAAAGCCAGGAGGAAAATGATAGGCGCAAGTGCTGATATACATCTTCAATCTCATCCTGTATACTAGAGGCTTCCAAAGTAATAGATTCCTGGTCATCCTTAGCTCCCGCTAGTTCAAATGCCCTACGCCTCATCTTAGAATCATAAGCGATATTCTTGTTATTTTCCCATTCGGTCGTATGTATTTCAGCTGAGTCCTGTAGTTCACTAATTGCTTCAAGAGGATCTTTTGCAGGAATTACAAATCTGTTCTGTAATTCAACTCCAACTACCACATTATCCTGGGTTCTAAGGCGCCTAGGTTTATATGCATCTGCGAACTGTGGAAAGCTGGTCATAATAGTTTTCCTGTAGAAATCAACAATGATATCAGCTGGGGCTGGAGTAAAATCATCCCAGTCAAAGAATATATGGCGATCAGTATACATAGAACCGTCATCACTTATTGGAACAGATACTAGTTCAGAAGATTCTCCAACTCTGTAAGCTATACCAACCATGTGATTATAGGAATCACGGATAATACCATTTGGCAAGATTGATATACTTTTTACAAGATCACTTGCTGTAATGAGAGAATATGGATCAAACCCAAATTGACTTGTAAAGGGTCCTCTTTTATTTGAGCAATTCTGGAAGAATTCATCAACGCGTTTCTTGACAATGGGGGGCCAGTCTGCTTCTTCTGATCTCTGAAAGAAGAGTTTTGGCCTATGACGACTCCCCTTATCAGTGCTAATTCCATCTACATATAATAGGGGTTCCCATCCATAATTCTTGAAAATTTTCTTATCAGGATTAGACTTATCCCTAGTAACCTTTGTATAATGAACTAGAAATCCAATATTTGATTGTTTCTGAGCTTCTGTAATGGGATAGGGAGGACATCTTACTCTTTCAAACTTAATATCTCTCTTTAGCTCAGATTCTGAGCCCTTTTTAATAGTAGTCTCTTCAACTGATACTTCTAGGACGATGAGTAAGAGACCTTTAGCAGATGTAAAGCCTGGCTCAGCGAGAGCTTGATATAGCATATTTATATCTTTCTTTTGATTAGGATCAAATAATAAATCTCTAAAACATTCATATGAATTCATTAACCTTTCAATAGCAGGTATATTCGTGCTTGAAATCTTATCAACTGTTGGTAGATTCTTAAGAACCCACGCTCTCATTTCATTCTGACTTCTATTAGGACATTTATTGTAAAATTCATGGACTAAATTACCACTGTTCATTTCTAGGAACTTATTGGCCTTAATTTGTGTCTTGAATATTCTATCGACTAGAGTTGAAGCCTTACCCTTTGCAAGGAAAAAGGGAACAAGGGCTGAAAGAAAGGCTTCATTCAAATCTGTATTATCAACTCCTAGACGTAGGAACCCTTTCGCGTTTGGTTTTAGTTTTCTCACAATATCACGTTCAGCGAATTTATTTGATTTGGAATCTTGTTCAAAATACTCATCAAGGGCTTCAGGAAGAAGACCAATTTGTGGACCTGATTTGGGATCTAGTTTTTCTCCAGGCTTTAGAGGCTTAGGCACAATAATTTCTAAGGGAATACGATTGGCATCTACAATTGCTTTAACACTTACACCTTCTTTTACACGGAAGTAATCTGGCTCATAAGATGTATCTTGCTGTTGTGGTGGTAATTGGATTTCCTGTGGTATCATTTCTTCTGGTTGCTTTTGTATTGGTGCCTTTTTCTTACCTAGAACTCTCTTACCCATTATAAGATCAGCTACGGGTTGTGCTTGCACTACAGTTGGTGCTTGCACTACGGGTTGTGCTTGCACTACAGGTTCTTCAGAATCTGAAACTATTTCTTCAGCTACTGGCTGCACAGGCTTAGGTAGAGGCTTAGGTGCAACTGCAGGCTTAGTAGCAACTTTTCCAATCGGAGGCAATCCAAGTTTAGCAAATTCATCATTGTGGTCACTAGTAAAACGGTCATTTGGGTCAGCGAAACAGCAAGGTAATGACATTCCAGCTGGATTCTTCTTCTTTTCTAAGAAGCCGATATAGATTTGCCTTTCTGTCTCAGAACCAGGGCGCGTCTTACGTTCTAATACTGTCATATTTGGATCTCTATCAGAATCTTTGTCGAATGCGTCTGGGTCTACTTTAACACCCTTACAGAATGGGCACGAGTAGGGTGGTTTTGGAGATCCCTTGCGATCAAGGGGTGACTTGAAATCCTTATAACGAACCATTAATCTATCTCTTATACAAAATAGACGAGGGCAGAAGTAGTAATTAACTCTCTTGGCCTTAGAACCATATTTTACAAGAGTAATAATTTCCTTATTTTCATCACTGGGATACTTTGGATCCTTAAAGGTTCCATCGAAGGTTCCAGATTCATTCTCATCTTTTGATGGTTGTCCAACACGACCTTCACCCTTTCCTTCACCTTTTCTTCTAGGAAATGATACTTCCTTAGAAGATTCATCTGGATACACAATAAAATCTAAATCATTATCATCTTCATAAATTCTTCTCATTTCATTGTATTCATCCTTGTCTAAAACAATTGGTTGACGAGATTCATTTGCTGCACAGTGACTTACATATCCGCGCTCTCCTGTTCCTGCAGTTGAATAATTGAATACATCAGCGTCTGCTAACTTTAGTTTTTCAATGAAATATTTCTTGACCTTAATAGCCTTATCATCAGTGGGCTTCTTGAAAGCTTCTGCTGCCTTTACATCATCCTCATTCATCCCTGGGGGGATAGTCTTCTTTGCTCCACCTTTCCTCATAAAATCTGGGATATCGTCATTATTTGGGAATTCTGCATTTTCATTTTCTGGGCTAATAGGAATAACTGGTTCTGATACTTCTTCAGTTACAGGAATAACTGGTTCAGAAACTTCAGGAGCCACAGAAATTTCAGGTTCAGGAGCCACAGGAACTTCAGGAGCAGGAGCCACAGGAACTTCAGGAGCAGGAGCCACAGGAGCTACTGGTTTAGGAGCTACAGGAACTTCAGGAACTTCAGGAGCCACAGGAACTACAGGTTCAGGAGCTACTGTGGCTACAACAGGTTCAGGAACTTCAGGAGCCACAGTAACAGGAGCTACTGATTTCACTGTTTTCATAGTTTTCTTTGCTGTAAGGTTTCTTCTAGGTTGACTAGGAGCTACAGTCACAGGAGCCACAGTCACAGGGGGCACAGTCACAGGAGCAATAGAAGGTTTTCCTAGAACTCTTCTTTCTACAGTAACAGGAGTCACAGTAACAGGAGCCACTGTTGCATTCATAAATTCAGGAATATCATCACCCTCAGAGTCAACGTCGCTCTCATCATCAAGTGATAATCCATCTTCTGCTGGGACTAGAGTTGTAGGAAGAGGTTTTACTTGTGCACTAAGTGCACCTTGCAAAGCAGTGAATCTATCAGGCGGAGCACTAATCAAGAGGCCTAGAAGATTTGTAAGTATCTTATAAACTTCAAAACTCTCAGCTCTGTAAATATGGAAATGATAATTGGGGTGCTGGGCATGAATTGCTATATCAACCCCAGGATTCTTATTTAGAATATAATCTTTTGTCTCAGGGACTGCCAGGACATACTCATTTCTCTGAGCTAACCATGAGACAACTTGTTTTCTAGCTTCATCCAGGGGTAACTGGAATTCTTCAGAAACTCTAGGAGCCCAAGTATCCTCACGAGTCTCTCCTGCTATTATCTCATGACTGGCAATCTGTGTTAAAAATGTAAAAATACGGTCTTCACTTGAGAAATTACTCACACCCTTGAATCGTAACATGGCCAGGGGTTGCTCATCAGGTAGAGGAGGTATTTCCTGAAATATCGAGGAAAACGCTTTCAATCTCCTCTGTAGATTAGGCCGAGTAATAGGAGAATCTTCACGATTAATACGAATCTTTAGAACAACATCAATTTGAGCTAGAGAAGGAGTTTCATTGACGTAAGGTAAATCAACCAATGCTTTTTCTAGAGACTCAGGGGCAGATTCTAAATCACTATGAGGGTCAAGCAATCTCTTTTGTTTTGGTGACTGAACTAGTAAATCAGATGTTCCATCTCCCCATACACGCATCGTTGCATAAAGAGGTAAATCAGCAGATTCATTCAATGATAATTTCATATACATACAATCCTTTCCAACATCAGGATTCTTATCCTGTTTCCATGTCATTAGCAAATTAGGGTCAGCCAAATCTGGAATGGGAAGAATTCCTTTCACATGAATCTTTGTTAAGGGTTGTCCTGACCCAGGAAAGAAACGCATATAGGGTCTCTCATGAGTTACACGAGTTCCAAAGAATAAGATAGAAGGTCCTTCCCATGAAGTAGGAGCCATATTCCAAGCCCATCTCATGAATTTTACTCCATCAAGCTTGGGTAATTGCAATTCTCCTTCCAAACTTGTTAAAAGTTCTTCTAAATACATGATCTGCTTGAGTGCAGCAGCGGTTTGGTCGGCTTGTTTAATAATGACAGATGTAATAGCCCCCTGTCCCCTGCTATCAGGTAAATTAGATGGGTCAAGATATGGGAAATAAGGAATAATGCGACCATATGCATCTCTTTCCCCAAGTGGTCTAGGTCCAACAATTCGATCAATTAAATCGGTATAAAGAAAAACATGAATTTCTGCAGTGTCTTTTAATATATCACCAATTGTCATTCTTATACGATTTGTCTTTCCAATGGATTTCTGACCACCCGTGGAATCTACAAAACGGTCATCAGGTTGTCCAGTCATTAATAGATTTGGTGGTGGAAGAAGAAATACTTCTCCTCCAGAAATATTCTTCCATATGACTTCAATGGGTCTATAGAAATCTCCTTGGCTTTCACCCATAAAGACTAAAGCAGGTGTAAACGCCGGATCTCTCTCACCACTTGATAAACGTATGTTGTTCCATAATGCTAGCTTTACCTCATACAAAGTGAACCACTTAGGTAGGGGTCCAAGAGTAATAGAGGACACCGTTTCCTCAGGAGTAAATCGGTGAATTTTAAAATTCAGTGTTTGATCTATAAATCCCTCCATCAACTCAGGTTCAAGGAGGGATTTGAATTGTTCTCCAAGAGACATCTACCGTCGAGTGTTAATTTAACCACTCTTATTAACCCATGTTTCCTATCTTAAAAGGATTTCCATTCATATCAGGAGTATCCTTAGAAGCATCATATTTGGGTTGGTCTGTTATTTTCTCACCACAATATGTGACAGGATGTGCACGGAAATCCTGGTATTTATAGATTTCTAATGCCTCTGCTTCTCTCAAGAGCCAGCCAAAGTTATTCCAAAATTCAGGTCCGTGACTTTTAACTGTCGGAGGTGTTATTACATGTCCCATTTCATGTAGTGCAACAAATACCATTACATTTTCATCAACAAGCTGGTCCTTATTGTTATCCTTCTGACGTAGACACAAGTGAATACTATCACCCTTGTTAACACTATACGAGATATGTTCAGAATCAGGGGTGGCCTCATAGAAGCGCTTGGGATCAGCCTCAAATTTCTCGTTTAACTGAAGAACCTGTGGCTTAGATGGATATCTTTGCCGGAGCACATCAATTAGTTTTTGTAACTTATATCTAACACGAGCTAATAGGTCGGCAGCCTCTTGCTTATCTGGCATATCACGAACGTTATACTTGAGTCCGTCTACCTTACTGCGCACCTGAACGATAGGATATGATGATGTGGCATTATGAAAGAGTCCCCATACTCCTGATACGACAGTATCCATCTAAGCACTTTTTAGGAAAAAGTGTGACAAAAATGATGATAGGAAAAGGTGAATGAATCATGTGAAATACATTTGTAATGTAATTTATATGATTGTATTTACTTTTTGCTGGCCTATGCGATTTCCAAAGAACGCCTGTTGGTATCAGGCTCGATAGTGCTCTGGTTGAAAACAGAGACAGCCACCTGGGGGTTAGGGGGCTCAGAACGGAGCTGGTAGTTAGCATTGCGCATGCTCTGGCCAACCGTGTTGATACCAATTAGTGCACCCGCAGACAAGAAGTTCTTGCCCTTTAGGGAACCAGTGCCCATGGGGTTCTGCTGGGACCAAACACTGTTCTGGTCCTTAGGTAATAGCTCACCAGGAGTCAACTGGTCACGAGGGTAGCATCCCTCGGGGGTCTCGGAATTACCGAAAGAAGCAGGGCCCTCCATGTCACCTAGATTGGAGAATCCCTCACGACGACCGCCCGTAGCAATATTAGGATTTTGCATAACTGCCTGTTGCATCATGTTGCCACTTCCACCGGGGAAGTTAGCAGGTTGCATTCCGAGAGAAGCAGAAGAAAGTGTGCCCATAAATCCATCTGTACGACGTAGAAGTCCACCTAGAGAAGGATCAATTAAGTAAACTGCGAATACAACAACTGCAAGGGCAACTAGGCCTAATACAATGTCACGAGTTGCCATTTATTCTGTTAGCATTGTATAAAAAAGATAGCTTTTATTCGTCCTCCGATTCAGAATCCGGAGGCATTCGACCTGTAGCTTCAAAATATTGCATTCTAATTTGCTCTGCCTCAACACGTGCCTTTGCAGCCCGGAGGCGTGTTAATAAATATTCTTCGTGAGATTGCTGAGAGTCATCTGTTAATTTAACGGGGGGGAGATTGGATTCAGGGAGGTCCACTTCCTCCCCCGCAGAATCAGAATCAGAATCATCAAAGGAAAATGGTAAGACAGAATTTGTAAAGACACTTGGCTCCCAGACAAAGGAAATCTGCTTAGGAGTTAAAAGTAGACTTGTTACAACTGCTGCATTTTGAGATTCCTGGGCAAGAGTTTTAAATACGTGCTTCACACGCTTCATGAGTTGTTCATGGGAAGGTAGCTTTGTAAACCAATTATTGGAAGAACCCTCGTCGATTAGATTATGAACAACTGCATCGGTGATGTTCTCAACAAAATCCGCATCAGCAAAAACAGTGCTTCCATTTGCATCCTTCTTAATGAAAGTGCGCGTCTTATCACTATATGCCGGTAGCAGTTCAATTATATATTGGCAATTCGAAGAATCCCAGGTGGGTGCAACAAAGGACATTCTCTGCGTTTCCTTATTCAGTGAAGTTTAAATAGGATTCTGTAGATATGACCCCCAATACGAGGGCCCGACCGGGGACAATGGTTAATAATGTATTAGATCGTGCTCTTCAATTCCTACATGATCCAGTAAATCAAGATCGTATTCAGTCACAGTTCATTAATCCGCTTCTTAAACATATTCTTGACCGCATGTTTCCCTACATTATTCTGACATGTATCATATTTTCTCTTATCTTACTCATGTCATTAACCACTGTGGGATTGATGTTATTTCAATTACACGCTTTATCAAAACCTGTTACTGCGCTGACAGAAGCTGTGATAAATCAATTGCCTGAATAAATGAATAACGAAGCCCTCGCACATAATATCCGTGGATGGGTGCATTATGATAATTTAGCTACAACGCTTAATAAGCAAATTACGAATGCCCGTAAACAGAGAGACTCATACGAAGAGCAAGTTCAGATACTTCTCAATCAGCATAAGATGCCCAATGCAGTAATTCAAATCTCCGGAGGGCAATTACAATTACAGGAGGAAAAGGTAACACCTGGCTTAACAATGAAGGTTCTTCAAGAAGCTACTCTCTCATTTTTCAAGGGGCATCCTGAAATCCCAAATCCTGAAAAAATGTCGAGTGAATTACTACAGCATATCAAAGATCAGAGGAATATTACAACGGTTTTACGACTCAAAAAATTGAAAGCGCCGGCAGGCCCTGTTTAGCTACACACATATATAGCTCATAGAGTATGGTCTCTTTCGGTAATTGGCTGTCGCAGTTTGCATACGTTAATGCCTCTTCCGTAAATGACACTATGGAAGATGCAATAGAGGATTTCTTCTACAATGGAGTTAGCCCATGGATCAAGAGTCGTGGATACAGATGGAGTCAAGATGAGAAATATATTTGTAAGAAATTCATGTATTTATGCTACATAATCGATACATCAGAGCCACACATTGACTTAAAAGCCCCTCCCCCCAGGCACAGGAACTATTCCTGGGATCGTGAGACCTTTGACCATTTCGTTGATACCCATTCATTTGTGAAATTCCTAAAGGAATGGGAACATAGATATGAAATTGTTGGAACTCGCTTTGAAGATTTAATCAAGGAATTCTGTTATATCTGGGTTGATGTTGTAAGTGGAACACCTGGAAAGTTTACTCAGAACTTCTTCATTCCTGATGAGGATGATGAGGAGGAGGATGTCAACTATGCTCCTGAAATCCAATCAAAGAAGAAATGGGATCTATATTAAAACTTTTGTAAAAGTTTTAACAAAACTAGCAAAAACTAACAAAAAGCAAAAAAGCAAAAGACTTTTTTATTAAAGCTTACGAGTTCCAGCGCTCCTTGTTGAAGGGCAGGATTCCAAGTGTCTCAGAATCCTCCTTGAATTGTTGTACCTTTTTATCAAATTCAAGTCCTGATGCGGTTAGAGGGCGAGTTGAACCAGAACTGATTGCATTCGCATCATGCTGGCTCTGAGAAGGACGCTTTCCAGAACATGTTACACCAAACTTTAGCTCTGGATTATCAAAGTATCCTCCATTGAGCCCAGGCTTTCCACATGCACCCTTTTGATCATCAGGACCCTGTTGTAACTCTTCATACGTGCCTTTCTGAGTAGGATATACAGCCATTTGCCCCTTTACCCACCCATAGTTACACCAATCAGCCCCATTTTGCCATGCCTGCTTTACTTCATCATATGTAGCAAGCTCTGCTCCTAGTGCCTTACATAGAGGTGCAGCATCGTAATATGAATAATTATTTTTGCTTACATTGAAGACTTCCTTAGCCGGAGGTAAAATAGTTTCTACTACTTTGCTAACACCTGTAGCTGGCTTGGTTAGTTCATCCTGTGGGGGGACAGGCGGAGCTAATTGAATATTTTCTTGTTCTACTTCAGGAGGTGATCCAGTTCCAGTAAGCCATAAATTCAATTGTTCTGTTAAATTAGTCAGAGCATCGGATAATTGATTATAAAATACGGATAATACTATTAAAGCAACCACTAGGAATCCACCAAACCATACTAGAGAAGTATTCCAACCAGTTCCACTGGAATTAAGGCTATTGACAGAGTTTTTTGGTAGTGCAACCAAACTATTTAACCTCTGAACTGTGCTGTTCATATCTAATTTATGGGATTTATGTTTATTATGAGTTATCATTGATATTTCATAATAAAATTCTTAAAATTTTTATAGAGAGTCTTCAGGAGTAGTGCGGTTTCCTCCACGAGAAGCAAGAACTTGACGTTGGTCGGGACTTGTGCACACGCATCCACCGTCGCAAGAATAGGAGGAAGGACAGCACTCAGGCTTGCACTGATTATTCTTGAACATGAAAAGGGAATCAGGGCCGGGCTCGAACGCAGGACCATTCAAGGGCTCATTAGGTGTATTACACTTCCACTTGCTGACTCCATCCGGACATGTTAGACTTACTCCATCAAAGGGTCCCATCTTGGAATAGGAATCCTTAGCACCGCCAGCATTTGCAAGATAATAAGATACAAATCCCTCGGGGGTGATACCCTGCATAAAGCTACTACGAGAAACCAGGAGTGCTGCAATTACTAGTAGGATCATTCCAGCGAGAAACATTAACTGCTTCATCTTCTTCTTTGTCCGCATCTTTTTTATTCATGGCTTTAATTAGATTTTCAACCCGGAAATCGGATTCAAGAATTTGAGTCGAGCCAACCTCAGTAAAATCACGCACTATTAATTCTTTATTTGAAGCTAAGTAAATCTTGAAAGATCCAGATTCTGTGATTAATTGGTAACCAGTTAATGGCTTCTTGATAGAAATTCCTGTAGGATGTTTCCATTCTCTTGAACTCGATTGACTTAATACCCAATTACCATCTGTTATATGGGTTCCATCAATTAATAATGTATTTTCAACTGTTCTTACACAGACTCCAGTTACCTTTGTCCACCCTAGTTCATCATATATCCAGGTTCCAATTCTTATATGTGAAATGGGTATCAAACCACCTTGATGCGTTCTTACTCTAGCTGATGGGTCAATACAGGGTGGAGAAGTAGGTAGCATACTTAGATTTATAGCATTATTACCATTCAACATTTCATTGACAGTAAAATCCCACGCCGTATTCGCTTCAGGAGTATCAGGGATTTCATCCCAGTCTAAAAACTTAAGAGGTCCACTAGAACCCATAACAGAAATCTCACGTTTCGTTGTTATCAAAGTCCAGAGAGTTTGTTCCTTTTTATCTGTAATAAAGGCTCTAGGATGGTCTTTGACATAGATTACCTTCCCCTCATAATGCACTGAATGATATCCACTTACTAAAATATTATCTAAGCTGTATAATACTTCCCCAGGAACTTCTACAACCCCTTGCACTATATTATCCCCTTCCAATATATCACCTGGTTCAATAGAAGATATTCTCTCTATGCCATTTTTCATCATGACATTTGTATTCTTATGAAAACAGAAAACTGAACCCATGGGACCAGTTGATCCAGGCATAGATTTTTCGATTCCTGCTACTGTAATCAAGACAATAACAAGAAATGGTAGAATAGGTAGGAAAAATACGACTACAAGTGCCATTAAAATATACAGAACAATCATAATAACTTTAATTAAAAGGTCAATTGTATTCATAAATGCAGCCTGAAGAGAAAGAGCTATAAAGAGAGAAGCAAGAGCTGTAGCTGCTGCTTTTTTCATTGACATGTAGAGATGTTGAAAAATACGAGAAGCTAGGCCACCTATTTGTCTGAATTTAACCCAGAATCGTCCCATGAGTCCTGCGAAAGGAGCGTATATAGAATTTAGCTGTGTTCTGAGAACACCAAATACTTCATTCATAATGTCACTAGCAGCAAATTGTTTTCTAAGAGCTTCAAACATAACACCAAAAATCGTTTGCAAATAATTATTACTCTTAGAACCTATGCAGAACTTGAAATTTTCAGTTGCAAACTCTGAAGCGGTTCGACTATCTTCAGCTGGCTTGTACATAAATGCAGTCGTTAATACATCAAAATCACATCTGCGTTCAGACCAATGAGCCATAATATCTTGCGCTGACGATGAATTGAGTGTTAAAACAAAGCCAAATGTTAATGCTAGAGTTAAACCTACAAAGAGGTATTTGGCCTCCATCTATTGTATTCTAGCATTAACATGTTATAGTAAACCGTAATTATTTCTTTAATAAAATCTCAGCATATGATTTCTTAGTATCTGGACTATAGATTTCCATTGCATCGCGAACAATGTGACCACCCATTAATTCGTATTTCGCTCCGGGACTTACAAAGAGAGCAATTGTTTCAAGGGGTGCGACAATTGTAATACTTTGTGTAGCATAGGCGCGCAACCATTCGCCTCTTGTAGAATTCCATAGCAATGCTCCTCTTGCAATTAATTGCTCATCTTTTAATCGACAGAATTCATTTGTCTCAGATACTTGAATACCTACAACTTTATCTGTTTCAGTAATCTTATCTCCTAGACGAATTTCAGAAAGTGGCTTGAATCCATCAAGTGTCTTAACCAGTGTATTAGATGGAGATCCTACTTCATAGGAAACATCAGGCCTAGGAGTATCCTTTCTCTTACCATTCAAGGAACTATCTACCCACCCTTGGGTTACAGCATTTGCTTCATCTGTTTCATCATAGTCGGCAAAAATATAACCACCCACTGGTAAAATATGATCATGGGTTGATAGACAAAAGAGGGGCCTGCTTACACCACCAGACCAAGGTCCTAATAAAACAGAATCAGGATGATCTATTGCCATAATCCATTTTCCAAGATATTTGACAAAGTGATTTGAACTTACTTCTACATCACCCAGTCTAACCATATCTTGGCCATCGGCTGCAAATTGGTAAATCGTTTCAACTCTGTGACCACCTTGTAAAACATCTCCAACCATGACATCACAAATGGGTATTTTTTCACCACATTCCAATTCTATAATTTGTTCCGGAGGAAAACAAAATGTATCTATAAATCTGAAAATGAAAGTATCTCCAAAATTCAGAATACCAGTTTGGGCAGAGATACCCATATAGATAACTGCAAACATAGTTCCATAAATTCGTTTCATCATCATTCTCATTCTTGAAGCCGTTAGCTTGACGCGACCCATAAGGGCGGTCATACGAGCCTTGAATTCACTTATTATTTTGATAACTCCTCCAACCAGCGTGGCCATTGTAACACGAAATGAGTTAGCAGAATCCATGAGATTTTGTAGTATTTGGGTAAATCCAAACATTCCAGATGCAAAGGGTCCCGTAACACCCTTTGTATTTTCTTGAATAATTTGTTGTAAACAGAATTCAAAATTCTCATTAACACTGTGACCAAAAAGGCCTGCCAGAGGAATCATCAGTGGTTGACAACGATATTCAGACCAATTAGTGCTAACTTGAGTTATATTAGCCAGGTTTTCAAGATACAAGTAAAGGAGAATAGCAAAAAGAGTCAAGAAAAATGCTGCAATATATGGAACTGGGTATTTCGTAGTTACTGGTATAACAGGGGCAATGGGGTTAGGAACATCCATTGCTCTTCTTATTTCAAACCTATACTAAAAATGTAGAGCTTTTGCCTACATATGTAATTTGTAATTGCGTTTTAGCCATTCAAGATCTTCCCTGAAAACCCTGGAAGCTCTGGGAACACTGTATTTAGAGAGTTTTGCTACAGCATCCAATTTATGGTAAACTCCTAGAGGGCCAAATTCCTTAATTGCCTTATTCAGGGCAACGTGTCTTACGTGTCTTGGTTCGCGGAAGACGTAGCCATGCTTCTTCAGCTCACCTTTTCTTAAGATACCAAATGACTCGCCGGGACCAGGGGGCTTTACACTAGGGTCACCCTTATCCTTTACACAACTAGGTTTCACATAGATAGATGATTTTTCTGGCTTAATATGATATTCTTGACCAGTGGCACGCTTTACAGTATATCCCCTTTGCATTATGGTTTTACCAAAGCGTCTCACATATCCTTTGCGTTCTACCTTTCCAGGAGGGCAATGGAGTTTTCTCGTGTGTAGCTTACCTATAGAATTAAGTCTTTCCTCTTGTTTGCGAATAATACGTCTAGAATAGTTTTTTCTTGAATTCTGGTAAACTGTCTGTGCTTTTACGCACCTGGGAGGCACGCGGTGGCCACGTTTAGAAGTATATGAAGATCTTTTATGGAAACCATTAGGACACCCTTTCTTTTCATCATAAGGGAGAGAGACCATTACTAATTCAAGCCTGCATTTTCTTCCTTCAATTCCTTTTCATGCATTGGACTACGATTAAACTTGTGGATGATGAGGGATTCATAGATTAAATCTAGGAGAACAGGGCGAACCGTCATATCTTTTATACATTCCATAAGTTCTTGAGGCCAACCTAATGCTTCCATGCTTTTAAAATCTTCTAGATAAATTGCCTTTCTTATCTTTCTCTCAAGAGTTTCAAGAGTTTCAGTGTATTCTTTCAGATCATTTGTTGAATCACCTTTATAAGTATTTTGTGCAAGTCGCTTCTGTTCAATAATCCATGTATGTAGGATTTTTAAACAGTTATCCTCATCCATATCTAGTTCCTCCTAGTAATTTTATAGTGGGGTTTCAGCGCCTTTTTATTTTCTAAATGATAAAGAAATTGCGAATAAACCAAGTAATCCTAAGATTATAATCGATAGATTGCTATTAGGAGGGTAAAATGGTGCAGGTTGTAGTTTTGTCTTAAATCCTTCTTTAGTCTCAGGAATCCAGGGTTTATATGTTTCATTGCGGAATCCTTCGGGAATAGGAGGAGGTGCATCATAGAGAGTATCTGCCTTTGCTTGATCTGCCATAGCTTGAATCTTACTTCCAATTGTAGCTACAGAATTGGGGTCTTGAAATGCTTTGGGGTTTCCGGAAGATGGTCCAAGAATTCTTGTCTTACTTATTTCTGGGTTAAACGGTGGAGGATCAGGAAAGGGCATATCTATTACTGCGGTGTTTTTATCTAAAGCCTTTCTTTTTAATAAATCAGATGAGCAAGGTTGGTGTAGATCGTGATTCTGTAAAAAAGCTTGCTGAAAAGGTTGCAAATGATCCCACGCGTTTTAATGCTACTGAGCGTTCCAGCTTTGTAAAGGAACATGTTGTAAAGATAACTAATATGGTCAAGTCAAAGCATAGCCTTGATGATATAAAGGCCGTTTTCCCTGAATTTTGTGAGCAGTATCCTAATATTCTTGAGATGATCACTAGACCAACTGGTTACGATCAGAGGTCTCTTGATATGATGATTGTAATGCTCGAGAAGATGGGACAGGGACTCAAGTCTCAACACGAGGCTTCTATTCATGTTGGACAGCATCTTCTAAACGAGTATGTGAAGCCACAACTTGACTCCAAGGAATAGCATTTATCTTATTTAATACTGGCATCTGTCCACTAAAAGGACGAATTGGCACCTGAAATTGTCTACACCAATGAATGGAATGATCTTGTATTTCCTTCCATTGTTGTTCAGGTTTTGTATTCCAGTCATCTTTCTTAGAGATTGCATATTTAAGAGCTCCAATCTGTTGTTCGAGATATTCATCTTTCATTAAATCAATATCGGATTGTATGTGTTCAGGGATTGCTGTGAATATGGAAGTCATATGTTTGAATCCACATGCGTATATATTTCTTATTTCTACAAGAGTCTTAAGAATCCATCCTGGCACCACTTTACAACCACGTCCCAGGAAATATTTCTCAGCATTACAGGGTCTACTTAGACCAGGTTTATACAGAGTCCAGTGATCAAAACAGTGTGCTAGCAATGCAATAAGATCAGTTGTAGCTTTTGATTCAGTATCAAACACTTTTAGAACAAAATCACCACCTCTTGCTAATGTTTGTAGACCAATGAGTGCAGATGAAATTAAGAGAGGTAGGACCTCTTCTTCCTGGGTTCCATAATGTTCACTGAAGTCGAATCCTCCATCAGCTGTAAAAAGTTGGCATTTGCCCTTTGTCTTTTCTAGGAAGGAACCCTGATTAATGGGTATCATAATATCACCGGTTTCATCAGCTCCATATTCAATGTGGACCATGGGTGATTTTTTCAAGAAATGATATGCACGCTTCCACCCAGGGATATTTGTTTTCGTTGGCTTCAGAGTCATTGCCCAAGCATTATTCACATTAAAAGAAAGTTTATTAGATAGAAAAATAAGAGCTTCAATGAAGCCCCCTGGTCCTTCACACACGTGGGCTGACTGAATATTTTTTCCTGGATAAGTGTGTCGCTTGAAGAAATCCATTACGCTGAGAATTTCAATCATCTTGAAAAAAGATCGACTCAAGGGCCTTAGAGTGCAGGTCGATTGAGGAATCCTTGTATCTTGGCTCTGTGAAAAGACTAATTCATAAGGATTCGATGTTCTCTTGAGAAATTCCCATTCATTCTTATTATCAAGTATTTCAATTTCTTGTTTCAATATATCAAGTTCACTTTTGTCTCTTTTTAATCCTTCTTCGGACCATTGTGGTGTGGGCCCCATCAGCCAATTTGCTGATTTGCCCTCATGATACCATGTTAGCCATTTTACATGTTTCCACGGGGGTTTTACCAGGGGCCACGACATATTTGTTTATCGTATGGCTTGTTTAGCCCTGCCTAGACCTGCTTTTTCACATATTCAATCCATTCTTCTATAATCTTCTTATCCCTCATACCTACATTTGAACTTAGCTGAGGCAAATAGATAATCTGAGATCTATTTAATATTATCTTACAAGCTGACAATTCAGCATCACCATCCGTATAATAGATATCTCCGTCATCAATTGGTTCTACGCGCACTTGAATATTAGGAAATCGATCCTTGAGATTCTCTTCATGTATCTTGTAATCGGAAAATCTAAGAGACATTCTAAGCCTTATTTAGATTTCTTATGGAAACATCTGCATTTGGATATGAATCTCCCGATGGTTCTGTATTTTATATTCTAAGCGAATCCCTGAATTTTGAAGATATTATACAATACATTTTAAAAAGAGGGACTCCAATGAGCAATAATCTAAAAAACAAGTCATCTTGTTTACTAGAGTATTTTAGTGATTCGTTATTTACTAAAGATAATTCTACTTGGCGAGTTTTGTATATGTTAGATGGAACGGTTCAATGTAAGAAGCTAGGAATATCTGGTATTTTTACTTATGATTCTAGACAACAGGATAAGAAGGATCCATCTGAATACCACACTGACCTTGGTTTCCATTATAACTAGGCCCACGTCCCAGAAGAACATATCCATTCATGCCCCAGCTGGAACCCCAGGAGTTCTTCACCTTATAATAGTCTAGGCCACCCGTGGTGCCATAGCCTACTAGGAGCACACCGTGATCCAAATTAGTTCCGCAAGCCTTTGTCAAGACACCGGAACTGTAGAACTGGAAGTTATTCTCATCAGCCTCAATGGCTACCGCTACAGGTTGTTGGACAACTGCCGTCATAAGGGCTACCTGGGAGTTAGTGGGAACATCCTTGAATCCAGTTGCAGTAACGGCCACGGGAAGACCCTTGGATACACAGGTATTGGGGCCCGTGGCAGTATAGGGATATGCAGCCTCGGTAGTTAGACCCTTGTTGTCAACAACATACTGGAAGGCATAGTCCATGAGACCACCATTGCATCCCTCATTGCCCTGGCTGGTAGAGCAATCCACGAGCTGTTGCTCAGAGAGATTCACGAGAGCATGATGCTTCACGAACCACGCACCCTCTAGAGCACCAGTAGCAGAGAAAGACCAGCAAGAGCCACACTGGCCCTGGTCCTTCACAGGCGTCACGGCACCCTTGGTCGTCCAATCCACGGATGTAGGAAGACCAGTAGAGTTAAGTAGAGACCAGTTGTAGTTCTTAGTGCGGTTGAAGGTAGCGTTGTTGTAACCACCATAGAACAAATACTTGCTGACAAACTCACTCTTGGTCAAATCAGCAAACTTATTTACGGCCATTGTCCAAGGGAGTCCCTTTGCGTTGTGCTTTGCAATCTTCTTGACATTGTGGTCATATACAGACTCACGGTAATCACGCTCAGTTGCAGAGAGATACTGCTTACCGTTTAACAATGACCAAGAAGTGAAAGAAGGATAAGGGCTTACCACTAGTGCATTAAATCCGTGAAAGGTCATATTGTAGGCTTCAGTAGGAGCAGTTAGAGTTAGAAGGGCAAGAAGAGTAAACATCTCGTATAGATAATATATGGTGAAGTTTTTTTAAACCCTTATTCTAGAATGACATTTAAACGAGGAGATAAAGTGGAATGGGGAACTGGTAATACTTTTTATGGTACTGTTCTGAATTGCTATGAAGAGGATTATTACAATAATAATCCAAATAGGCCTAAAATATGTGTGGTTCGCGTTGACGATACTGAGTTCCCTACGGAAAATTATCAAACACAGATTGGTGATGAAGTGCGTATACCCATAGATTGGCTAAGGAATCCTGTCAGTAATGCGATAAATTCTAAAGCAAAAAGACTTGCCTTTACTAATGTTTACGAAAAGATGACTGGTCAAAGTGGAGAACCTGGACGCGGTCCCGCTAATTTAATCCGCAACATGGCTGGTATCAAGGTTCCCAAAGGAGTTCAAGGTGGTTCTAAGAAAACTAGAAAAAATAGGAAGTATAAGACAAAGAAAAACAGAAAATAAATTAATTTATAAGTCTAATGATACTCATAGAATATAAGTATTATTAAATTTGTTATTCAAACAGCCAAGCTTACTCTAGAACATTGAACACCACATCAGGCTCCTCCAAGTCCACATCACCATCAGGCATCACTGCATTCATACGCAAGCGCACTGCATTACACTTGTCATCAGCCACATTTGCCAGCTCCTCTGCGATATCATCCTCATCGAGATCATCTACATCCTCCTCCTCTTGGTCAGCCACAGGTGGTAGACCCTTCTGTAGGCGCATGAACGCCGCCTCATCCAAGAGAAGCTGTGAGAAGGTAGTGCCACCGCGCATAGGCTGTCCCGTCATAATCTTGGAACTCACACCCGTCACAGGGTCCATCTCTCCAAAGAGGGCTGCACGAAGCAAGATCTTCTCAGTCTCCTCAAAGGAAGCCTTTGCCAAAGGCCCAATATTGTTCTTATTGATACCATAGCGGTCAACTGACATAAGACGACCATTACGAGTCATGCTGTCGATCAGTAGGCCAAGGTGTCTGTAGTTTACACCCGCATCAGCGAACAGAGAATCAATCTCTGTCAGCAAGATATTTCGTCCAGCCTCAATTCCAAGGACATCCATCACATCGTGAACATTGGTGGTGTAGAGTCGTGTAGGGTCCACTGCAGGGTGATTCATCACCTCGATGAAATTGCTACCGTCAGTATCAATGGAGTATTCTGAGACCTTGGTGGGCTTACCATCAATAATTTCCACGCGATTCTCGGACTTGCTAAAGGATGCGGCCTTGATACCAGGCACACCACGCACAGCCACAGTCATCAAGAGGCGTGCCTGGAACTTCTTGAAATTCGTATAGTCATCCATCTCAGCACTATCGTCATTAGGATCTAGGCGAATGCGCATAATGAGTTTCTGGGAATTGAAGTCTGAGTAAACCATACTAATCGATTTGCTGAACTTCTCATTTAGAACAAAGGCAACGTCATCCATAGTAATATTGCGGTTGAACATAGAATCCTTGTTAAACTCTAGGCGCAACATCCATTTACTTAATCCATCTGTTGACTCACCCTCTCTTACTCTCTCGGTAAACATCTTGTAAAACGCAATGAGGTTCCTATCCTCAGCTACAATTGTCTCATCCTCATTTGGATCATAATAGAGACCCACCGTTCTCACAATATCACGCAACATAGTTAGCTCCAAATCCTGTGCCACCTCACGAGCCTTCTCCTTATCATCACGAAACTCAGGCTTCAATGAAATGTTCAAGGAGGTAGCCTTAGGAGACTTGGTCACCTTGAACACTTCCTTCAACCTAGGAACACCTCGAGTCATACCAGACTTGGCAGCCACACCAGCCAAGTGGAAAGTATTCAAAGTCATCTGAGTAGCAGGCTCACCAATAGACTGGGCTGCAATGATACCCACCTGCTCACCAGGCTGGGCCCAAGAAGACCAGTTCTTTAACAAGATTTGCTCAACCAGGGTATTGAATGCCAGCTTTGTCAAGCGGTTCTTAACGACTGAATTGTGAGGACCCAAGTAGAATCGGAGCATTGCAGCCCACATCTTGTGAAAGGGCAAAGTCCGCTCCTGTAGATCCTTCAAGGCTCCAATCACGTATTCTGGAGTTAGGTCAGTCTTTGCGGTTGTCTGGATATTGAACTTGACCTTCAAATTCATAATCATACGCTCCAAATTCATGGGACCCATCAAACTCTTGGCACGACCATTTCGGAAGACACCGTTCACAAGCATATCACGGTCCTCAATCACCTGATCCACAAAGCTATTTACTAGCTCAGCATTCTCAGATCTTGACTCTGAGAGAACCTCATCCCACTTTACATCCTGGAGCCCAATCAGCTTACGAATCTCATCGTTGCTCATGTTATGAATAGGAAGACCCTGGGTCTCTACCTTTGTGCAACTGATACCATCCTCGCCATAGTGGAATTGGACAATACCACCACGCGCATCACGAACTGTGCCGTCATGCTGGGTAACCAAATCCTCCATCGCCTTTACCATCTGCCTCTGGATATATCCTGTCTCAGCCGTTTTCACAGCCGTATCAATCAACCCTTCACGCCCTGACATAGCGTGGAAGAAGAATTCCTGAGGAGTTAAGCCCTTCACGAAACTATTCTCCACGAAGCCTCGTGCTTCTGCGCCGTCATCAAACTTCTTGTAGTGGGGCAAGGTTCGGTCAGTGAACCCGAAAGGAATACGACGACCTTCAATATTCTGCTGTCCTACACAAGCCACCATCTGAGAAACGTTAATCGTGGAACCCTTGGAACCCGCCTTCAACATACTAATCAGACGATTCTCCTGAGCTAGAGCCTTCTGACCCAACTTACCTAGCTCCTCAATAGCCTTATTTAGTTTACCGAACACTTGGCCCTCAAACTCATCCTGATTTGAACGGCCAGTGCTATTGTCAAACAAGTCCATGTGCACCTGAAGCACGATTTCATCGATCTCCTTCTTACGTGCCTGAACAATGTCGTTCATTGTAGAAAGTGTCTTATCATCGGCAACTAGATCAGAGAGGCCAATGGAGAATCCACTCATAATCAAGTAGGCCTCAATTGTGCTTTGCACGGAATCAATGAGATTCACGGCTGCATTGGCTCCAAAGTCATTGTAGGTGGTGTGAACAATACCCACACCAGTCTTATTTAGAACATCATCATCCACAATACCAGATCCCTGAATCATTCCATCGCGAATCTTCACCATGTTATTTGGATTAGAGTCATCATCGTAGAACTTGTTCTTCAAGTCAGAATTGATGGCTGGTAATAAGGAGCCGAGAACCTGTTGCCCAGACCACCTAGGAGCACCATTTACAATCTCAGGCTCTGGTAGCTTTCCATCAAAGCGCTTATTCCACATCATCAAGTTCATCATCTCCTTCCTCGTAAACGTATCACCCTGCTTGGTAATACGATACGAGCCAAGTAGGGCATCTTGAACTACCTTAATCACAGGCTTCTGGTGCCTGGGTGAAATCATCTGGTAGGGAACGGCTGCAATGTCCTGGAGTTCCTGAATCGCCTCAGAGCTCTGGGGAATATGCGCATTCATCTCATCACCATCAAAATCTGCATTGTAGGGAGCAGTCACTGATACATTCAGACGAAAGGTATTGTAGGGAAGAACACGAACACGGTGACCCATCATAGACATTCTGTGTAGAGTAGGCTGTCTGTTAAAGAGAACCATATCACCGTCCATCAAATGGCGGTTTATAATATCGCCATTGTAGAGAACAATCTCATTGGTCTTCACGTGGGCTAGAGAGATCATGCGACCATCAGCACGCACGAGAGTCTTGGCACCAGGGTAGGTAGCAGTGCCATTTTGGACCAACTTATAGAGCTTATCACGGTTGTAATCAGTGACGCGCTCAGGAACAGTCAGATTCATAGCAATCTTCATGGGAACACCAAGCTCTGCGATGGAAATATTGGGATCAGGTGTGATAACTGAGCGCGCAGAGAACTCTACACGCTTGCCTTGAAGGTTGTAGCGAATACGACCTTCTTTTGAGCCCAGGCGTTGCTGGATTGACTTTAGAGGGCGACCACCACGCTGAGCAGAAGGAGCTACACCAGGAATCTGATTATCTACGAGGGTAGCAATGTGATACTGAAGCACATTCGTCAGCTCATCGATATAGTTCTTATTAGCCTTAGAACCCTCCGTATCCATCTTAGTAATTAGCATCTTGTTCGTCTTGATGATCTCAAAGAGCTTGTGGGTCAAATCGTCCTCTGATCTCTGATTATTCTCCTGCACTACAGATGGGCGAACTTGGGGAGGGGGGATGGCGAGAACAGAGCAAATCATCCAATCAGGGCGACACCAGCGGGGATTGAAGCCCATGAAGGCTACGTCCTCATCAGTGATACGTCTGAATAGGCGCTGGACGTATTCGACTTCTAGAGGTTGCTTCATCGCATCATGCTTCACCTCCTTACCATCAATTGCCTCCCACTCTGCCACAATGCGTGCAATACCTTCACGCTTATAGCGGTCAGGCTGTCTCGCACCACATCCATCCTCTGTCTCTTGACCACATCTGGAAATGTTACTGGATGCCTCCATCAGCTCCTTCCAGCGACCCTCACCCTTCTTCAAGCGAATGGAAGAACGCATTTCCTTGTCAACAAGAAGCTTTGAGCAGGATACACAAACACAACTTAGAATATTGAGAATCATGGGTAGGAACTGAATGTAGTAAACAGGGCGACCGAGCCTGTAGTGGCCAAAATGGCCAGGGCAATTATTGTTGGATTGTCCACAAGAACGGCATTGTTTTCCATTCTCTAGAACTCCCATTCTGGGATCAAAGAGGCCTCCAATCTTTGGCTCATTTCCCTCGTATGTGTTATTGGATGTAATTTCAACCACCGATCGCCTTTCAATCTCATCGGGGCTGAAAATACTAAACTGGATACCCAAGATTGGCTCAATTTCAGAAGAGGAAGGCATCTCTGTGGGTATGTGTGTTCTTTTCTAAGCCGGGAAATAACGTCAATTTTTGAACCACGTTTAAACCGCGTTTCGTATTTTGGAACGTTTTCTAGTTTTCCTTCGCCCCCCTCGGTTAGGAGGATTCAGTGCTTTAGGTAAAACAATTAATTGCCCTGGATGCTTATCTGGATCCCAGGTCCCCTGCATCCATAGAGAAATCATGTTAAGAGGCCAAGGTAAAATACTCCAAGCCATCTAAACCATGTTTCACATTTTCAATTATGGAGATTTTTCTCCCAAAAATAAAACCAATTCAAGAGTTTATAGAACATGACCCTGATCAAGGCCTCGATAGATGGTATTTATACTATAAAAAAGAATCAATAAATTTGAAAACAGATAAGCAAGAGATTGACTTAGTTGTATCGCCAAAATGGGGGAAGATGTTATTCTTAGATGGCACTCTACAAAGTACAACTAGGGACGAGGTTATTTATCACAATGCTTTAGTTCACCCGCTTTTGCACACTTTATGTGTAAAAACCCGTGTTTTAATTCTCGGTGGAGGTGAAGGAGCAACTGCTAGAGAGATTTTAAGATGGAATGCAGTAGCTACTGTCCATATGATTGATTATGACGGGGAATTTGTAGATTTTATGAAAAATAATGGCAATGATTGGTCAAAAGGTGCCTTTAAAAACCGGCGTCTAACTCTAGGTTACGAAGATGCCTGGGCTTTTATGAGACAATCTATAGAATATAATGCAGTAATTATTGATTTAACCGACCCAGATCTTAAAACCCAAGACTGGAGAGAACTTCTTACAAATGTAATGAAATCTGTTAAAAATACCATGGGGGGGTTTGTTATGAACGCAGGACTCTATGTGCCTTGGGATACTACTGATTTAAATAAAATTGTAAATTTAGTCAAACAGATTATAGATCCAGATTTCAAATATTATATTTATACTGCCTACATACCAAGCTTTAGTGGAGAATGGACCTATATAGCAGTGGCACATAAACAAACATTTATGTTAGAGCCTGAATTTTCTCCTGTAATTCCGGCTTGGATAAAGAGGCGTATTAAAATGCTATCAGACGTAATGTTAAAACAGGTTGTTAGCACTCCTATTTTATCTGCAATTAATGATTAGATTTTACGTAATATTCAGGTATCTAAAGTTACATGATATCTTCAGATTAGACATGGGCAAGAAGACAATCTGTCTTACAATGATTGTCAAGAATGAGGCGCATCTCATTCTTGAGTGTTTTAGACATTTGGATAAATACATTAAATTCGATTACTGGGTCATTAATGATAATGGCTCCACTGATGGAACTCAGAAACTTATTAAGGATTATTTTGCAGAGAAAGGAATTCCAGGCGAGCTTGATGAGACTCCCTGGAGGGATTTTGCATTCAATCGGACTCGTGCTTTTGAGGTAGCTTATAAGAAAACAGATTATGCTTTTGTCTGGGATGCTGATGACGAGATTTATGGAGATTTCAAGATGCCTACAGACTTAACACATGATCACTATAAGTTTATATTTGGAAATGAAGGGGGGACAAGATATTCCAGATGTCAACTATTTAATAATCATAAGCGTTGGCATTATGTGGGTGTTCTACATGAATATCCTGCTTGCTTAGAACATGCTGAACAACCAATTGATATTCTAGGAGATTACTATTTTATTTCTGGTCGCAGGGGTGATAGAAGTAAGAATCCCAATAAATATTTGAATGATGCTCAAATCTTGGAGAAGGCATTTAATGAGGCTTATGAGAAGAAGGATCCTATTTATAATCGCTATTGCTTCTATACAGCTCAGAGTTACAATAGTTGTAATCAACATGAGAAATCAATTGAATATTATAAGAAGGTTTTAGATTTAGATAATTGGGTTCAGGAAAGATATGTGAGTTGCATTGAAATCTATGATCAATATGATAAATTACAAAGAAATAAGGAGGGATTATATTATCTAGTAGAATCTTTCAAGTATGATTCAAGAAGAATTGAGGGAATCTATAGATTAATCAAGTATTATTGCATTAATGGCCCAGTGGAAGCAGCTTATGCCTATTATACCATTATTGCAGATCACTATGAGAATAATTATATAAAAGAAAATGTAGCTGATTATCTATTTACTAAAAAGGAGGAATATGATTTCTATTTACCATATTACATGTTAATTGTGGCATCTAGGTTAAATCGGTTTGACACAGCAATTAAGATGTTACAAATGATGTTTAGACAAAATTATTTACATTCAGGAGAATGGTGGATCCATAATGTATTTCATAATATTCAATTTATAATTCCTAAAATGCCAGATGATCTTGAATTCTTAGATTCTATGTTAAACTATATTCAGGCTTTAAGAACTAAGGGAGTGAAGTTAAATTCAAATAATTATAAGGTTGTAGATTCTATTATTGCAAGATATAGACCTCTATTAAGTTTACCTACTACAATAATGCCATCAGCCAAGGCACCAGGTGAGCCAGTAAGAATAATGTTCTCAATTACATGCTGTAAGAGATATGACCTCTTTGAGCAAACAATGAACTCTATTTTGAAATGCTGGTTAGACCTAGATAAGATAGATTACTTTTTCTGTGTAGATGATAATTCATCAGAGGAAGATCGTATGAAGATGCAAACCAAGTATCCCTTTTTATCTTTCCATATGAAATCCCAGAAGGAGAAGGGGCATAGGGAGAGCATGAATATAATTTGGAATAAGTTAAATGAATTGAAGCCAACATATTGGGTTCAAATGGAGGATGATTGGGTATATTTCAAAAAGGATAATTATGTGACTAAGGCCATTTCTATGTTAGAGAAATATGAAACTATAGGAGTTCATCAATTTGTCTTCAATAGGGAATATGGGCTAATGATGACTGATATGGAGAGAGTGAATGTGAAGCCTCTAGAGCCAGGGATAGTTTTACATGAGAAAAAGGAGAATGTCCAGGGACCCAATTGTGCATATTGGCCGCATTATTCATTGCAGCCATCTTTAACCAGGGTCAGTAAAATCCTGGAGCTAGGAAATTATGATTCTCAAAATACATTCTTTGAGAGGGATTATGCAAATAAATATCATGAAAAAGGATACCAGACTGCATTCTTTGATTTTATTTGTAGTCTCCACATTGGGAAACAGCATTGGGAGAAGGATGGCCAAAATGCCTATGCCCTAAATTCAGTGGATCAAATGGGTAAATCTATTGAGACAACTGAGACTATTGAGATTATAATGAGAGAGACCAATGAGCCATTAAAGGGAACAATGTCTGAGCATTTGGATTCTATTTTGCAAAAGATAAAAACGGAAACACCCTTTGGCCTAATTAGACCAAGTGATGGAGAGTATACAATTCTCAAAGATGAAACTCTGACAAATTGTGATTCCTGGACTTTTAAGAAAGGAGGACAATTGCGCCAACAACTTTTGGAAGCTATTTCAATTGAGGATAAAAATCTCTATATTGGAATACCCTGTAATACTTGTAATAAGCCCTGGAATTGTACTGATCAAATTTACAATGATTTTCTGAATAAATTCAAAGTTCCAGAAAGCCAAAAAACTTTTGCAAACATCTTTGGAAATTCCAATTGGAAAAAATTCTCGGACTTTATAAATTCTTATGAAAAAAGATTTTATTTAATTTCTTCAGGAAATGCTCCCTCAAATCTTCCTATCAAGGAACGATACAGAATTGATCCCTTTTTGGTAAATAGCTGGGATAAACTCGGCAATTCTGAGACCCAAAGATTGCTGAATTTTATCTCAGATAAGAAAAATCAACTCATTTGTTTTTCAGCTGGCCCACTTTCTAAAATCTGGATTCCAATGTGCATGAAATTAAATCCTGAGAATATGTATTTGGATATTGGTGCCTCCCTAGATATATTTACCAAGGGGGTCACAAATAGATCATATACTAACCCAAATCACCCTTTTGCAAAGGAGGCTTGTTATTTCAGAGATACTTCCATAAAGTTAGTAAGTACGATTCCTTCAATTCTCCCAATATACCAGCAAAAAAAGAATTTGGTTTATCTAGGTGTATTTTTTAATAGAGATTATATTGAGCTTCTGAAGGTTTTCTTAATGACAGTAAAATTATTTTCATCCCTGGATAAGATTGATTTTCTGGTTATGACAAGTGAAGGTTTTGCTCCAGATATTCAAAAGCTTTCTAAGGATATTGGAATTCCTTTACTAATGAAATTCTTCTCCTTCAATTCAGTCCACGAAGCTTCCTGTGCTAGATTATATATATTTGAGTATGAGAATGCACTATCTTATGATAAGATATTATATTTGGATACTGATATTACTGTGCAAGGGGATATCATGAATGTATTTAATGAAGAAATAGAAGATAAAATTTATGGAATGAAGGAGGGAACTATTGAGCATGAAATCCATGGAGGGTGGTGGTTTGATTTCTCTAAAATAGATAAGAATACTGTTGCAATGAATGGAGGTATCTTACTCTTTAGGGCTACAGATTCTATTAAATCTATTTTTAATGAAATTCATGAACATATTACTGATATTAAGAATACTGGTAAACCAATGCCTGAATGTGCAGATCAACCCTTTGTCAATTATCATTTCATTAATGCAAATAAATATAATAATACTTTATTGGAGAAATATGGACTTATTTATTGTGTAGAACCCCCACCTCCTCCATCTGCTCCTACTGACGTTGTATTATGTCATTTTGTTTGGCCAATTGGAGAAGCTAGACATAAGATGGGGCGCATGAAGCCCCATGTTACTCATGTTTTAAAGTATTATAATCAAATATATTGTAAGCCATATCCTATATATAATCTTGTAGGGTCATCATATAGATGGGGCACAGATGGAGGTATTCATTTTGAACAAAATGGAACTCTTGTAACAAAATGGGCAATAGGAACATATAAATGGGTGGGACAATATTCAATTCATGCTTCCTGGTTAGGAATTGACCATTTTGTAAGATTTAATCAAGATTACACTGAATACGAATCTGTTCGCCTGGGAGATTTAGATTATGTTAAGGGGAAGAAGACAATGAATTTTTTTGATGAGAACGGTAAGGAAGTTGATACTATTCTATTTGAATCAGTTGAGCAATCTCAAGCTGATGAATATATAACAAGTGACTCTGTTGTTCTAGAATTGGGTGCAAGATATGGAACTGTTTCATGTGTGATTAATAAGAAACTGAGTAATCCATTGAACCAAGTATCAGTTGAACCTGATAGTATGATATGGGATTGTTTAGAGAAAAATATTAAAAATAATGGATGTAATCTGAATTTAGTAAAAGGTGTAATTTCTAGAATTCCCCTTGAATTAAGACATACTTCTGGTCCAGAAGGATATGAAAATTTTACATTTAAGGTATCTAATTCTTCTATTCCTAATTTTACATTAGAAGAGATTCAAGCAAAATATGGATTAAAGTTTGATACTCTAGTTGCAGATTGTGAAGGATTTTTGGGCGATTTCTTTCTAGAAAACCCTGGATTTTATCAACAGCTGAAGTTAGTTATGTTTGAGAAGGATTCTCCCTCTAGATGTGATTATAATCTAATAATAGAAAATCTAAAAACACATGGGTTCACAAATCTAGTTACAGGCTTTCATGAGGTTTGGAAGAAATAAACATACATGGTGTTAATGATACAATTTCCGGCATACTACGCGTTTATATATATAATTTTGAGAAAACTATATATATAGATATGCAAAGAATACCCAAGCTATTTTTTCAAAAATCAAAGGATAGGCTACCTGATATTATAGTAAATATGGTTAAATATAGTCTTACTGATGAATGGAATTATACTAATTACGTAAATGGCGATGAACTAGGTTTCTTTCAAGAAAATCCTCATCCAGAATTTCCAAATATAGCTGGAGTCTTTAATTCATTAAAACGTGGACAACATAAGGCTGATTTATTCAGATATTACTATTTATTCATGAAAGGTGGCGTATATATGGATTCTGATGCAATGATATATCAACCTGTTGATACCATTATAAAAGACAATTCCTTCATTTCCGTAAACTCCTGGGTAGCCAATACTATTTCAAACTGTGTAATTGCATCAGAAAAGGGTAATCCAATTATTTACGAGGCACTAAAACGATTGTATGTAATGGATGTAACATTATTAGATAATGATTTTCATTATATTTGCAAAGACTTATATAATATATATAATTCATTCAATGGGGATAAGAGCAATTATCTTTTACTTAATGAAATTGCAAATCCAGCAGGAGATAGAATCGTAGATTCTAACCATAAAATAATGTTTAAGCACTTCTGGAGAAATAAGGAAAATATACCAAACCATTTGCTATGTGAGCCAATTATAAAAAAATCTAAGAATTTACTTTATTTCTGTCTATTTTATAATAGGGATTATTTCAAACTATTAAACCTACTACTCATATCCATGAAAATATATTCACCCATGGATTCATTTGATTTACTTGTTATAACGAGTCCAGACTTTGAACAACATGTCCATGAATTATCTACTAAATTAAATATTAAAATACAAATAATGACTTGTAATTTTACTACTATCTTTCAGGCAGCATGTGCTCGTCTTCATATATTTGATTATTCAAACCTTGAGGGGTATGAGAAACTCTTATACATTGATACGGATATATTAATTAAGGAGGACCCTGCTATCATATTTAATATAGAGCTCGATGAGCTTCTTTATGGAATTGAATCAGGGACAATTGAAGCAAAGAATTTTGGTGGCGAATTCTTTGATTTTGATTCAATCGATAAGCATCTAACTGGAATAAATAGTGGAACCTTGCTCTTCAAGAATTCACAAACAATGTGTGATCTATTTTCAAGAATTAGAAACCATATTGAAAATTTCACGAAATCTAATTTAACACCCCCCTATTGTCTAGATCAACCTTTCATTAATTACCATGCTATAAAGGATTCTCTTTATGACAATAAACTCTTAAATCCATATGTAAGCCTGTATGAAGGAAATGATACAGTAGATAACTATACTACATCATGTATCTGTCACTTTTCTTTTCCGATTGGTAACTTTGGCCATAAATTCTATAGAATGCAGGAATTTCTAGATAAAACATTAAATAGAACTATTAGTTCAACTACCTCTCTAGATATTATTGGTAAAGAATTTTCATGGGGAAAGGGTTATATAAAATTTTATATCGATATAAGTGGATTTGGTAAATTAAATACACCTTGGGGTAAAGGGGGCTATACGATTTTGAATAAAAATATGATACTTGCTTCATGGAATAATCACAACCATATATTAAAATTAAATTCAGAAGCTACTGAATACATATCTATTAGAACTTTACCCAGAGATTTTGATTATTCGACTGGAAGCTTAATAGAATCTAATATACATATTTACGGAGATAGTCATGCGTGTGCATGCTTTAATAACCTAGCAGTTAGTCATAGGAACTTATTTAAACATGGTTCTACTATGTTTAAGGTGGGAAGAGATAATAGTATTATAAATTTTTTACCATCACATTGTTCTAAAGATCGAATTTTCATTTTTGTATATGGTGAAGTTGATTCGAGATGTCATGTAGGAAAACAAGTTAACTATGGTCGTCACCATTTAAATGTTTGTAAGGAGTTAGTAGAAGCATATTTTAGAACAATTCGTAATTTAATTACTGAATATAAGGCTATTATAATAGTTGCAGTATCACCCGTTGTAGATCCAAATGATCACAATAGAAAAGATCATGTCCATGACCCACCAATTCCATTTAGCTTAACAAATGAGGCCAGAATTATTTATACAGATGAAATTAATAGACTTCTCAAAGAATATTCTTTAAAATATGGTTATTACTATTTCAATCCGTATGACTTTTATAAGAGAGCTGATGGATGTTTGAATTACAATATGTCTGATACATGCCTACATATAGGAGATACCAGGTATTTTCTCAAAGCCTTTAATACATTATATAAAACGCTTTCATTTTCAGTTATACCCGTTATCCTACATACGTGTGATAAATATAAAGAATTTTGGAACCCATGGTTTCATTATTTCAAAAAATACGTGAAGGCTCCCTTTAAAGTATATTTTTTGTGTGAAGAACAAGAACCCGATTTTATGGAAGAGGTAACTGTTATTAAGACAGGAAGGGGCGAATGGGGTGAGAGATTAATAAAAGGTTTTAATTTAATTCCAGAGTCATATATTTATTATATGCAGGAGGATTTCTGGGCGTGTAAAAATATAGATCTTTCTATTTTCTTAGAATCATTCGTTAATTATAACATGGATGCTTTACGTATAATGAGTGATACTAGCTTAATTACAGTTGAAAGTGTTAAGGGTAATTTGGATCTCTTTAAATTTTCACAGAACTCTGGATATTTAATGACTCATCAGTTTTCATTGTGGGACAAGGAATTTTTTATGCGATTTATAGACCCTAAAGATAACCCGTGGAAAAATGAGATGGAGCAGTCTAAAATTATATTGGGTTTACAACATTCAATCTATATGATAAAATATCCATGGTATAATGCAGTTGTAAGAAGTGGGCGCCTAGAGCCCCTTGGGCAAAAAATGCTAGATGATATGAAGGAGGTTTAAATATTTCTATTTATTATATTATAAATGACTCTACTTATTGCCCTCGCCACACTTATCTCTCTAGGGTCTGTTAACGATTGTTCAAAGGGTGCCTCTATATTTAAAATTACATCTATGTCATTTTCTCCTGACCCTCCTGTTTCAGGTCAGAATTCTACCTTACTCCTATCAATGAATGTCCCTACACAAGTTTCTGGTGGAACTGCAACTTATTCTATAACATACAATTTCATCCCTATTTCCCCTTCAGTAGAAGATTTATGTAGAATCTTACCTAGCGGATGTCCTATTACGGCTGGTAAACTTGATACTGTATCTAATATTCCTTTTGATACATCCTTGAAGGGTTCGATTAGAATAAACATTAATTGGAAAGACACAACAAATAATGAATTGATGTGTGTATCCATTAATACTAAGATTTAAGATTTATTTAGTTTTCTTGGAATGCTTAAATTTTCTTGTCTTTTTAGATTTTCTTTCACGATTTGCCTTATAGGTAGCTCGTAGAGAAGGCCTGAATTTTGCAGGAACTGTTCCAGGTTTAACGAGTGGCTGATTATTTGGAGTAATTGGTTCTGTCATTTTAAGAGCTGATTTCCCTGAAACAATTCCTAAGGTATGAGGATTTGTTCTAGGACTATGGAGTGCCTTGGGTTGTTCGATGTTATTTGTCCTCCTGGAATCTAAATTTGTGGGCCAGTGGACTCTTCCCTTGTAATCGATAATTGGCTTTATAGTCTGAACATAACCAGGTCTCAAATGTGGTGGTATATATGGCATCTTACTTTATGTTAGTAAATAAAATATAAGAGAGGGCATACAGAGTTACTAGCCCCGTGCTTGCAGTATAGTGGAAATCCTGATTCTTCAGAAATGCTGCAATACCAATAGAGCTTGCTACCATCCCAGCATCCGTTAAAATAATCATAGGACCACCTTCTATATAGGCCTTGAAGACATCAATCATTGAATTATGTCCTCTGGGAATTTTCTGAACAACTCCGAATGCAAAGGCCAGATCATGGATAACCTGGATTATAATTGCTAGGCCAATAAAATACCAAATAGACCAACCCTCTTGTTCCATAAAATACGTAGTATAGATGTACCGGGTGATGGCAATTCCAATGGCTATAATTGCTACATCAGACATAACGGCGGCCAAGCCAAATTCATCATACCATTGATTTATAGGTCTTCCGAAAATATTAGGGAAGAAGCGCACACAAAAAATTAAAATTGTATCTACGAGGGTAATAGCTACTAAATAGAACCACCAATCCTCTGTAGCCTTGTAATTTCCTATGTTTGCGATACCCATATTAGTAGCATCCATTCTATAATAGTCTAAACATTTCTCATAAACCCTTATTAGTGATGACTGAAAAGCCATGGTATGTATACTTATTAGCCACGGTGGAACAACCTACAAGAACCTACGTAGGTGCAACTGTAGATCCAGATAGGCGCTTACAACAACATAACGGTCTCTTATCCGGTGGAGCCCGAGCTACTTCTAGGATTCCAGGGGGATGGTATAGGGTTTGTTATATTAAGGGCTTTGAGTCGAAGAGAGAGGCATTGCGATTTGAATGGTGGTGGAAGAGAAGGTCAGCAAAGCTAACGGGAACTCCGCTTGAACGAAGACAGGCTGCAATGGAGGCAATGATTTCAGAAAGTGCACAACCCTTAGACGTATTATTTGATTAAATAATATATAGATACTGCTAGATGATTTACTTTATAGTTACTACTTCATTATTTAATGATAGTGAACTTAGAAAAGCCCAGTATATAAACGCTATCAGTAAATTAAAGAAGTTGTTGGATGATCAATATGAGATAATCGTAGTTGAAAATAATGGTAAGAGGGAGACATTTTTAGATACATTGGGATGTAAGGTATTTTATACGAATAATAATTCGTTAGAAACTCCTAATAGAGGTCGTAAGGAATTACAAGATGTTCTCGATTGTATAGCTGAATTCAATATAAAGGATGATGATTTTATAGTAAAAATGACAGGTAGATATGTATTAACCGATAATAGTGAATTTATAGATATAGTTAAGAAAGATATATATGATTGTGTAATAAAATATGGAGCATATTACAATCCAGTTAATTATAAGTTAGACGATTGTATAACTGGTCTAATTGGAATGCGATGCTCATATGTTAAACAAATAGAAATGCCAGGTCATACAGAAGCAGTTGAATGGAAGTGGGCAAAAACTGCGAATTTAATAGAAAAGGTCTATATGGTAGATAAATTGGGAATTAATATTTGCCCAGGTGGATATGGTTATTTTCTAGTTTAGAATAATGGTTTTAGATATTCTTTTAGATCATCGTATGATGAATAGCATGAACGAGTATATTTTCCAGTACATATAGTATCAAATGCACTTCCTACGTCAATATAAATTGCATTTGGATACAACTTATGTAGTTCACTTAGTAAATATTTCGCCCCCATACCACCTGAAAATAACATCATCGTATCAGAATCTTTTTCAACCTTTTCTTTTACAGAATTTAATACGGAATCATACTCAGTATCAAACCAATTACTGGGGTGTATTTTAATATGATGGTCTATAGAAAAGATTTCCTTAGATTTATACATTTCCTCATTTGCCACATATATCTTTCGACGAGGTGATTCCTTTATTGCCTTGTATAATTCCATCTTTTCAAGTGATTGGGATTTAATAGGACTGTTATTATCAATGATTACGGTGTGAAAGTCAACCCAATTTACAGGAGAACATCCAGGCCCAAGTAACCCGCTCCAGTAAACTTTATCAGATGCATCATGCCAGGCACCAATCATAGAATTTGGTTGCTGAGAATTATATATAAAAGATAAATTTACCTTTTCTCCAATATTTCTTGTATATTTTACATTATCACAATTTCCACCTTCCCAAAAATTAGCACAACGGTATTCACCATCTCCATATTTTGCAAAGATACATGGCACACCTTCCTTTATATATCTTGTAAGGGTGGCAGTAGAAGACATTATAATTAAGTATACTATTATACACGTATTAAAATTACGTATATAATATCATAATTATATAGCATGCCCACACTTATCTTAGTTCATATAGGCAATCACTTCCCGGGATATATAAATGATTGTATTTCTAAGATTAGATCTGTTTCACAAGTAGAAATTCATGTATTAATAAGTAGAATTCATTTTGATAAAATTGAAGAGACGGTTGCTTTATTTGCCCTAGAAGATATACAGCTTAGTAGTCAAACACAGTTATTTGAAGAAAAATCAAATCTAGACTCGCAAGGTAGGGGTGGCTTCTGGAAATATGCAACCATGAGATTCTTTTATATTTATGATTATATGACTATGATGAAATTAACAGATGTATTTCATATTGAAAGTGATAATTTGATATATTTAGATTTTTTGGATAAAATAGAACAATTTCGGGAAAAAGATATGTGGTGTGTCATGGATAGTAATACAAGGTGTATTCCTAGTTTTTTATATTTTAAGCAACCTGCTATAGTCTCAAGACTTCTTGATACATGTATTGATCATTCTTCAAGGGGGTCTAACGATATGTCGGCATTAGCAGATTTTAGAAATAATAATTCTGAGGTTGGTATTCTACCTATTTGCGGAAGTTATAATGACCCAATTGATCCAATGTTTTATGAGAATGCTTCTAAATTCAATTGTATATTTGATGCTGCTGCAGTGGGTCAATATATTGGCGGGGTAGATCCTAGAAATGATTCGAATAATACAATAGGCTTTATAAATGAGACATCTGTTATAAAATGTAATAAGGCTAATGTTGAATGGCGAGATAAGAAGCCATATTTGAATGGCTTACCATTAGTAAACTTGCATATTCATTCTAAGGATTTAAAAAGGTGGATGTAACTTCTATACCTTCCATAGGACTTGATATTGGTGCATTAGTTTTGTTGCTCCCATTTTTTCTAATTCATCATTTACCAAGGAACCTTTTCCAGACATATTTGGGTTGAATGTATCCTTTAGTTTATAGTATAAACCGTTATTTTTTCCGTCATCTAACCATTCAGGACTTACTGGTGTATCATCTATTAAGATAATTGAATCCTTACGTAGTAGATGTTTAATACAGTTAAACTCCTTCAAATGATGATCTGCTGAAGGAAGCGGGTCTAAAAAATTAACATCATATGAATCTAAATAAAGAAAGTCAATCTTTTCATCTAGCCCTGGTAGATATAATAGTGAATCGGAAAATGTAACATTTGTTTTATTAGAAGTTAAGCTATTTGCCTCATCAACTGAATCATTATTTAAATCTACAGATAATACCTTTCCATTAAAAATATTTACAAAAATATCCCACAACAATGTTGATTTAGTGCCATGTGCTGAACACCCGGTCTCGACAATTACATAACTATCCTTATTTTGTTTAATTAATTCATTAAGTGCCTGTTTGATTGTGTGGTAGTTAATATGTGTGTAAAACTTACCCAAGTCACCTCCAGGAGTAAGTGACCCATCCTCATAATTTGCTAGAGTCTCATGATCCGTTTTGAATTGTTTCTTATTAAAAAAACTATCAAACTTCTCATTGAATAAATCAAGGTTATCCATTATAAATTAATATATAAGATATGTTTAGACCTTCTTAAATATTCATTCTAAGGATTTAAAAAGATGGATGTAAAATTATCTATATGGCTGCTATACTTTTTAGTGGCAAGATATTACCTTCATACTTTAATGATTTACTAGAACAAACAAAGACTGTTCAAAATAAATTTGCATCCATTTGGGATAATGAGGATAGTAAATATATTCAACAACTGGTAGATCATAATTTTACAATTATTAAAAATGAGGTTAGTCAACAGAAATACTTTAAGGCCCAGTTTAGTCCTGTAGTAAATGGTTTAACTTATCTGAAAGAGCATGGGTTCGAGTATGTTTTAAGAACAAGATTTGATGTAATATCTAGAGATTATGGTAAATATCTAGATATAATACAAAACAAATATCCTGAAAAGATTACAGTGATATCTGGAATTCAAACAGATACTACATATTTCCTAGATATTATTACATCGGGTAAGATTGATGATATGTGTAGACTTTATAATTTACAAGATATAAATGATAACAGATATCCAGAAAAATTCCTAATGGAGTCTTATACCAATAAGATTAATTTAACAAGGGATGAAATAAAGGATATCCTTAATTTTTCATTAGACACTTGCATTGAAAATTCTATAGAGTTTATTTGGTATAGATCAGAAGGCTGGAAATCACCTCTTAGAACAATACCAGATATGAGAATAATAAATGAATATTGTAAGGATACATTTATCTGGACTGATTAAAATAACAAAGACTATTCCGTGAGTATAAATAGCCCTTTTCTTTTATCCATCTACTAATAAATGGATATAATAACGGGTGAAAAGATTCAAGCTACCTGTGATATATATCTTGGTTGTGAAGAGGATTTTGAATACAATCCTTTTATAGAAAGACAGAAAAATAAATGTCTCAATATTCAAACGATTCCAGCTGTATGGAATAATCCATACCTTATATTTGTTTATACCCACCGGCTTCCAGCATTCATGACTATAATGAATCGAATTCAGAATAATTTTATTTTAGTATCACATAATTCGGATGAAAACATAACAGAGAAATATACAGTAATCTTACGGCATCCTAAACTTATTTTTTGGCATTCTCAGAATGTCTTATTAGATAATCCTAAGCTTGGATGCCTGCCAATTGGTATTACAAATAGAATGTGGGGTGCTCATAATATTGAACTCATTAATAAAGTTGCATTTAACAGGAATAGGGTCAGATTAAGAGACTTCTATTTTTATTTCAACGTATGGACAAATTATATGGAACGATCTGATTGTAAGAATAATTTAGAGGCTAAGGGCTTACAATTTGATAATATGCAAAATGACTACGAATCCTATCTTAACTATTTATCATCACATAAATATGCAATATGTCCACCAGGAAATGGCGTAGATTGTCACAGAACCTGGGAGTGTTTATATTTGGGTGTTATACCTATTTTGAAGAGATCTGCCTTTACAGAGAAATTATCTAAGAAGTTTACTTGTCTATTAATAGATAATTGGTCTGAATTTAATAAAGAAAAATTATTGACTCAATACCCAGGTGCAATGTATTACGATACATTGAATTTAGGAAATATAGATTTAAAAGACACATCTGATTATTTTCTTATATACCAATGAACTGATTCGTAATCATTAATATCGGTATTTGTCAGCTTAGAAACATTTTGCCATTTCAAATTTCTCACAATTATTTCATCTGGATGTTCTTTTAACATGTAATTGAAATACATTTCATATTCAGAAGCACCGGATCCATCATAGTCAATCGATGCCACTTGTTTTAAGAAAATATTATAAAATTTATCGTTATGCTTTGATTCAACAAGGTTAAAGAGTTCATTCAAATATTTAGTTTCGAATATCATATGATGACATATACCCGATTTGAACATATCCATTTTTATAAGTGAACTATCTAATCTAGACATATGGTCAAAATATGCTCTATGATTTTCGGTTCCATGTGCATACAAAAGCTTTCCATTATCAATGAATTTTGTGGGTTTTAGAAAGAATGTATCAGTATCAATTATGAGAAATTTATCAAGAATATCTGGAATTACATTTCCTGCGTAGAGTTTTAGTAATTGCTGTAAATACCAGCCATTGCGTCCTATCTCTCCATGGAATTCTTGGACAGTCTTCATTGAGAATGGAAATATATCTTCTGAAATTGTTATACATCCATCTATTTCCAAGCTAGTATCTTTATAAATTAAATATATATTTCTATAGCCAATCACATTTTTCTTAGTATATTTTATTTGGTCTTTAATAATACTAACATCATTTGGTCCAACTGGTATAACTACATCGAACAAGCTAGCTACATTTGAATTCATATTAATAATTCTTGTCCATGATGGATACATCTGTATATTATCATCATTTTTCATCCATTGATATGGCATAAATATATTACCTCGTTTTTCACCTTGAAATAATCCTCCTAGCCAGCTGAAAGATGAGTTTGCACAAATTCCTCCAGAACAATTTGCCATTTCTATGAGTGTTTCATAGGGGTCTGTTAGTTCAGATAAAGTATATTCAACATTAAATTGCTTCATAAAATTTGTAGCATACTCATTATCATTTGAGAATACTATATATTTAGCATTACCTATAATTGAAAAGCATATTCTATAGTATTCATGTATATCAGATGTTAGGTATGCATCATTTAATAGATAGTCTCCTGCCCGTATATGTACAAAGTATGTATTTTCGTAATAGGCTGTTCTTATATTAGGTATAACTGAAGGATTTATGAATTTTTCATTTTGAAAAAACCCACTTAATATAACATTACCCTTATAATAAGGTAGTGGAGTAAATCCAGTGGGCTCACTTACTGTTGAAAAATTATCAATTGAATCTATAAATCTTATATTAGGAAAGATATTAGAAAGTTCAGTATCCATATTTCTCTCATGATTTTGCCACGTAGTTGATGACATATTCAACATACTGGTTATAACAAACTCTTTATTATATTTTTCGGCATATGAAAGTCCAGCTAGAATTTTAAAGAGCTTATTACCAAATCCACATCCCCCTAATTGTATAGATACTAACCCCCCAGATAATATAACCTCTGGCACTTTGGATTGAATGTTAGAATTAATTCCTCTAGATTTATTCAATAATTTGGACTTTGAAGGTAAACTTGGATTTACATTGATGATAGTGGCCCACTTAGGATATACCCCACTGCAGTCTCTCGTCTTATTCCAAATAGAAGGCATAAATATTTGCCCACGTTTATTTTTCTGGAATAATGCTCCTAACCAACTGAAGGAGGAATTTGCACAAATTCCACCTGCACAATTGGCCATTTCAACAAGAGTCTCGTAGGGATCCGTTTTATCGGAAAAAACATAGTTTACCTTGAATTCACTCATTATTCCCCTAGCATATTCCACATCATCTGAGAATACTATATACTTTGTAGTGTTATCAATTATATCAAAACATTTCTTCAAATAATCAACTACATCGATACCCCATTCATTATCAAATATCAGATAATCTCCTGCTCGTATATGAATAAAATATGTATTCTGATAATATCTAGTTCTGATATCTGGTATTAGCCCTGGAGATGGCAAATAGCCTTCTGCCTGAAAATAGCCCTTTAAAACTACATCTGTGTTACAATAATCAAGCTCTGTATAGGTGAAATACTGAGTTTCACCTATAATATTAAAAGATGACATGAAATTAATCACTTTTAGATCTGGAAATATCTTTATTAAAAGATCATTTAAATTCTTCTCATGTCCCTTTGGTCCGTCATTGCTGAATGCTTTACAGATAACTGGATTCTTCTTATATTTTTCAGCATACCCTATTGCAGCGAGAATCTGAAATATTCTATTTCCTAGACCATTTCGTAATTCAACTGTTACTTCAGAGACTTGCGATATTGGGATTCTAGAATTTACTATCGCTTGTATTCCAGTTTTCTTCTCGTTCTTTAATCTATCCAATAATGCCTGGATCGCTGGAGGAACGGTATCCTTTGTGAACTTTCGCATTTATTGAGTAAATATATTTTTAATTGTTTAAACTTACGACACCGGAGTTAAAATACAAAACTGGGAACATTGTCCACACTTTTGTATTTTGTATAATGTATTTTTGAAATGAAACGCTTAGTTGGAGTAGGCAAGTCCACCCATGCCAGACATGATACGGAGAACGTTGTAGTTGGTGGCGTAGACACGGACAGTGGAGGAGGTGGCAGTGCCGACCGCGTTGTTAGACACCGTGAGTAGGAGAGTGGTGTTATCAATGCGAGACAAGTTGCAAGTGCCACTGGGCTGGTGCTGCTCGGGCTGGAGGGCGAAGGAGTAGACGTTGATACCAACGGCAGGGACGTTGGTGTGGTGCTGGTAGGGCTGCACCTCGTTGAAATAGCGTCCCTCGCGAACCTGGAAACGGTCGTGGCCGTTGAGCTGGAGTAGGGCAGTGACGGTAGGGTTGTTGCCGGCAAGTCCCTCGACGCGAGTGACAGAGTAGCCAGACTCGAGGACGGCGCGGTCCCACCAGTCGGAGTAGTTGAAGGGTTGCTGTCCCTTCCAGGGTCCAATGACGTTGTCGTCGCAAGAGACGAAGGAATCACGCTGGACAACCCAGATTAGCTCCTTGCAAGGGTGGTTGAAGTTGAGCTTGAGCTTGTTGGAGGAGGAGGTGATGGACTCACCGCCAGTGAACTGTAGGGTCTCAATGAGATACTCGTGGGAGACCTGGGCGAACTTGCGACGCTCGTCAGTGTCGAGGTAGATGTAGTCGACGTATAGAGAGGCTGCGACTAGGCCAGCGGCGGACACACGGTCGCGGATGGTGTGCACGTTGGAAATCTGGGGAGTCTGCTCGTAGCATAGGTTCTGGATGGTGTTGAACTCTAGGTTGATGCGAACCTCGTGGTACTGGAGGGCAATTAGAGGTAAAGCTAGACCAGGGTTGCGGTTGAACCAGAACTGTAGAGGAATGTATAGAGTGTATTCAGGAGAGCACATGAGGAACTCATTGGAGGAGTTGGGCTCACCGCCAGAGCAGTCATTGTCGCAGTCCTCACCACCCTGGACTAGGAGGTTCACTAGCTGGGGCACATTGCCAACCATCTTGGCATAACCAGCCTGCTTGCCGGCCTCCTGGGTGAGCTCATTCCAGATCTGGAGCCAGTCACCATAGTGCTTGTCGATACGCTGTCCACCGATTTCGAGCTCGACGTTCTTGACCAAGTTGTGGCCGACCCAGTTGAGCCAGCGGAACTGGGCACCAGAGCCGTCAGTGGATAGTAGGGTCACCTTGGGTAGAGTGGCCTGTAGGTAGATGCGGTAGATCAAGTCACCATTGCGCTGAATGGTGCAAGTGACCTTGCGACCGAATCCAGGAGAGCCGTTGAAAGGGTTCTCAATGGATTCCATCGCGAAGTTGGTGTGTCTCCTGTAGACCACCTTGAAAAAGGTAATCTGGGGATTTCCAGTTAGATATACGTCTTGTGCGCCATAGGCTACCAATTGCATTAAACCACCACCAGTCATATGATTATACCTACAAGAGAGAAAAAAATTTCGGAACTTTGCAAAAATCCGCCAAAAATTCAAAAATCAACAGAATCGGCCGGGAGGTAATTTTAGACTTATCTGGATATTTGTAAGCCCTGCTTAGCCATATATCCTTGTATCAATCTTAATCTTCTTATCATTATATATCCATATTTCATATTTGTATCCTGCAATGATACTTTGCAATACCTCTTGTATATATTTCATTAGAGAAATAAGCTACACGAGACTATCAATTTTAGACCGGAGTAATCTCTATCATAATCTAGACGCAAATCAGTATGGGCTAAAGAACCTATACAGGAAATGATTAGTTGATGACAGATCCGTTCTTTAAGATAAGGCCTTCAAAGCGGTCAAATCCAGAAGCAAGGACAACTCTTGATACCGTGCACCAGCATTATTTAACAAAGGTAAAGGATTCGGGTGATCTTATAAATTCCATGAAGGATAAATATACCGAGTTAACAACTGAATATAAGAAGGACCATAATGATATTGAGAGATATCGGATTGAACAAAATATAAAAGATGTAAAAACCAAACTTGATACAATTGATGAAAAGGGAGGTGTATATGATTATTATTTGCAGACAGGTGATCTTCTCTTTCAATATTATGATATTCAGGATAGAATTAACAGAGGAGCAGATAATGTCATTCTAGTAGCTGATAGAGCTAGACCTGGAAGTGTTTTTGAGGCTCTTGAAAATGCTTCTAGACAAGATATTAGCGGAGCTAAGGTACAGATACCATCAAACTCGTATTCGCATACAAGGGAACAAGGGGGTGATACCTTACGCCGTGATGCCCTACTAGATCAGTATCTACAGAGGATGGATCCTCATTATAATAGACCCTCTATGCATGCTCTTAATGACACTTCATTTATGTGTAATGCGTGCGGAGAAGATATGAAAATATCTATAAATGATGCTACTGTCTCATGCCCCCATTGTGGATTTCATAAATTGATCTTGATGGACTCAGATAAGCCATCATATAAGGATCCACCCAGGGAAGTATCTTATTACGCATATAAGCGTATTAATCATTTTAATGAATGGTTGGCACAATTCCAGGCAAAGGAGAGCACTGAGATTCCAGAGGAAGTCTTTGAGAATATTCAGGGTCAGATTAAGAAAGAGAGAATTCAACCATCTTCCCTAAATCGCAGTAAAATACGTGAGATTCTCAAGAAGCTCAAGTATAATTCTTATTATGAACACGTTCCTCATATTTTATCTAGACTCAACGGACACACTGCACCAGTTATGGATCGTGAGACTGAGGAGAAGCTACGTTATCTTTTTAAGGAGATTCAGCCTAGCTTTCAAAAACACTGTCCTGCTGAACGCTCTAATTTCTTGTCTTATTCCTACGTTCTCTATAAGCTTTGTGAACTCCTGGAGTTAGATGATTTTCTTCATTGCTTTCCTTTATTGAAAAATAGGGACAAGTTGTATGCACAGGATAAGATTTGGGAGAAGATTTGCAAGGATTTACAATGGGAGTTTATTAGGTCGATATAGTTACCTTCGGTTATCTCTAAAAAATTGAAATAATATCTGGAAGAAATTCAGTAAATATTTCAAGAGGAACATCATACATTTTATTGAATGTGTGTGAGATACCTATCATAGTTATTAAACCAATGAAGAATTCCAGAATATCAGTATAAACATTTTTATCATAGAATCCTTTATTAGCTACGGTTTGGTATATTAAAAATATAACTAGAACAAGAGGAATTTTAAATGATAGAGCTCCAAGTGCAAAGTGCCAGAAGGAATTCCATCCATTAGACCATAATTTACGCATATATCTATCTACGATATCTATCACTTATAATTTTACTATAGCTAACACCTACTTAGTTTTCCTAACTGTCAAGTCTAAGACAAACATTAAGAAAAGTCCTGTCATTATAAATGAAAGCATTTCTAGTTGTGGATTTCCTCCACCTGCTCTATTTTCTATGTCATCAAGACGAGCCATAAGTGCATCAAGCTTATGTCTCATTGCTTCAATATCACTATTGCTAAATCCACTAAACTGCGGTAGTTTACCAGAATTAGTGAAGGCAGTGTCTACACGGTCCATCGACATAGGCTTCCATTGATGCCGGAGTTCAGGTGTCGGAATTGTAGTTCCAGAAGACCTTGAATAACCAGATTGATCAAATGATTTAGTGAAATCAGCTTCTAGCATATAATTCTTGGAATGCCGATTAAATAGGGCCATTGAATCTTCACTTGGATTTGAGAATGGTTCTGCTCCAAAGAAACTTGGCATGTCATTAGAAGTTTCAAGAGATATAGTGGATCTTGGGCCTGGTAATGAATTATTCACAGTCATCTTTTTTGCAAAAATACTACTTTGATCTAAAAGTTCTGAATTATCGGCTGGTTGATTTTGATTTATTGGTGGTATTTCAAGCATTCTTTTTACAGCCGGACGATCAGCATCAGTAGGTGGTACTTCATATGCCTGAAATCCCTCTTTTGGCTTTTTAGAACGTTTTTTTTCAGCCTGTGGAAAGGCATCTTGTAAGGATGCAAACTCCATCTAAATTCACCTTATCTTTTACTAGAATATTAAGTCACGTGTGCAGAAATGGTTTAGGCCCATTAAAAGATTAGTGTTCTAACAGAATGGCAAAGAATCCCCCAGTTAATTTACAAGGTCCACCAGAAATTGATACTAGTTTATTTAGCTGGATATCAAATATACATTCCGTCCTTCAATTCCCTTTAACTGCATTGTCACTAGCAGGGTTACTTGTCTTAGGCGTATTTGTTGAAGGTGCTCCCCGGAAGTCACTTGAACTTGTTGATAATACATTTGGCTCAGTCTTATTTTTTGTCTTTCCTATGATTATTACAAATCTCTTAGATTGGCCAACTGGTCTTCTTGCTGCCACCGTTTCCCTTATTGTCTTTGCAAGACTACAAAAAGAAGATTATTCTGAGGGATTTTCTAATTCTGTAGATAATACCAATGAACAAATAACAACTGTTATTTCAAACCCTAATAGATGGTTTATTGAGAAGGTATTAGGAGAAAGACCTGTAGCAATATCATCTGATCGCGTTATTACCACTGCTGTGCAGGATAGTAATACTGGCAAATCAACAAGTCCACAAAATTCTACAAGTTTACATAGTTTTGTAAGTCAATTCAATTCTTCATCTTCAAATAAATAGAAACATAAAGTAAGATGGATAACATTGATCCAACAGGGCCCCTGGATGGTTCATTACGATTAATTGTATCATTAGGCTTACTAGGATGGAATGTGTTTGAAGGACTTTCCCTCCGGACACCCTACCCATCTACGATGGTAGCACTCTGGGAATATCCTATTTGGCGTATACTGCTTTTATTCATTGTATGGTTGGGGGCAGAATGGTGTCCTCGTGTTGGCATACTAACGGCTATAGCTGTGGTGATGTATATTGTAAATATGATACAAATATCTTAGAACAAAAATTTATTGACTATAGCAATTAGATGAGTTTTGGAGGACCCCCACCAGTAACTTTACCACCCAGTGGTCCATTTGAAGCAACTCTTACACAAGTCTCATCATCACCCTATGCTTTAGCTGCTGCAATGTTTCTTATTAACATGGGTGGTCGCTTTTTACCATTAGAAGTGACCAAGGGCCAGGAAGCGTTCTTAAATCAACCATGGTTTCGTAGATTAATGATATTTGTTATCTTCTTCTTAGCTACGCGTAATCTAATTACAGCAGCATGGCTGTCACTTATTGTAATTCTTTGCGTTGGATATTTATTTAATGAAAATAGTAGCCTTTGTTTATTTGGAAAAGCTGGATCTGGAACATGTAAGACAAAGGGAGCTTCTGAAACTCTCAGTTTAACACCAGAGGAACAATCTATCTTAAAGTCTCTACAAGACAAGGCTTCTAAGTTAGCTCCTAAAACTGATACTCCTCATAATAAACCTATTACAACAAAGATTCATGACCAATATACGAAACTCATGAGTGGATTATCGAGTCAGTAAGTAGAATGGATAAAACAATACTTATATTTGGAGTTATTACTCTTATTATAATTATTGTATACTTCTTACAAGGTAAATCTGAAGCTAAGGCAATGGTTATTGTGGAACCCAGACAGCATAAGATGTTAAAGTATGTTTGTATGAATTTTGATAAAAATATGCCAAAAGATTGGAAGATGTATGTATTTCATGGTAAATCAAGTGAGGCTTATGCTAGAGATGCAGTGTCTGAGATTAATGGAAGAGAAGTAATTTTATCACCCCTTGAATCTGACAATTTAACTGCTGGTCAGTATAACGAATTATTCAAGGACTTGAACTTTTGGAATAAGGTAGAAGCTGAGAATATTTTAGTTTTTCAGACGGATGCTGTTTTGTGTCCGGCTTCTCAATATAAGATACATGATTTTATGAAATATGATTACATTGGTTGTGGCTCCTATAATGGAGCAATTGGTAATTCAAGGCAAGTTTGGGGTAAGAATGACTCTGCTAATAATAGTTTCTATGGAGTAGGTGGTCTGAGTTTTAGAAAGAATTCCTTTCAGAAAAAATGTATTCGTGATTACCCTGGAGTACACGCCTCTTATCCTGAGGATGTTTTTTATTCCAATTGTGTTGAGAAATCACCAAATAAACCAAAGGAGGCAGTTGATTTAGCGAACTTTTGCACGCAGGATTCCTTTGAGAGAAAGAGTTTTGGGGCTCATAAGACCTGGTATATGCGTGATGGACATTCTGAACCCTTTTATAAGTTCTGTCCTGCTGCAAGAGAGATTAAGAAAGAATAGGCGCTTTTACAAAAAGGCAATCTAGAAAGCCATAGCGAGAAACTTCATAACCCTGTCGCAAAATGAATCTCTCTCATATATGTATTTGACTTCTCTCTTCAAATCCCGTATCTCATCGTGAAGATCTTCGATCTTCTTTCTCTTTTCATCTAAGACTGACTGCATTTTCACTTGAACTGCCTGAATCATGCCCTTCACATCTTTCTTTCTATAAATGGGTTCCGTAGAAACCTTGAAATTACTAGCGTTTAATCTGTATATAATGGTTCCAGAACGAAGCATTACATGACGATTACCCTTATTTATCACTTCAATTATAACTATATTTGAATTATATCCTATAACAGGATATGTATAGAATTTAATTGATATCATTGAAGGATCAATTGGCCTACCATCTTTATAGACAATACTATTGAAATTTGAATCAACCCAGAGTCTGAATTTATCAATTGCGTCAACATTCATATCTTCTACACCAAGAATTGTGCCGTCATCCTTTACTCCCATAATAAGATAACCTTGACCAGTGCTATTCAGAAATCCAACAAGAGTTTCTCTGTATTTAGGAAGTCCAGAATCTCTCTTTGTCTTATTTCGGAAGAGTCCTGAGAAGATAGCTACTTCCTTGAATTCTATTTGTTCATTTTCTTGAAATGGGACCTTATCATTGTATATCCATTCTTTTGGGAGTGAGGGTAACATTTACTATCATATGGTCATATAATACTTCAATTTTATCACATACACCGTAAACAGTAAAATTTGAATTGTTTTTATTTTGCTAAAATACACACCATGACAGAGTGCTGTATATGCTTAACGGAGATAAATAAGACTACTGGACAAGTTGACATGTCGTGTAGCCACAAGTATCATCTTAAATGTATAAGTAAATGGCTTTCTAATCATTCTACATGTCCAATGTGTAGGTCTAAGACTAGTGAGATGGAAACTTTAGAATCAAAAGCTCCAACCTATGGCATAGGTGGAAATCGCATGTATTCTGATCTTCATAGTGGAGGAATTGGCAATCGTGCTATTATTTATATGCAAAATTACATACAAAATTACAATTACACCTGGAATGAATCAATGATTCCTACATCTTCAGATGATACGGATCCACAGGACACAGTTCCACAGGACACGGTTCCACAGGAAACAATTCCACAGAATGAATTTCCACCTGATGATATTCGTCTTGTTGCACAGCAAGCGGGCGTTGGTGTTGCCAGGGCATTAGATGCCTTGAGAACAACAAATGGAGATATTGTAAACTCTATTCTTCATTTGATTCAAGAGATTTAGCTTTCCCAATCATATTTTCGACTACTATATGTGGTTTATAGATCTCGAGATCTGGATACTTACGCTCCATATAGGTAAACAATAAACAATAGGAACATCCACAAGATCCTCCTATTGCTCCTCCGATTAACACAGGTGTAAATCCATTTGCTGGAAAACAAGCTGTAGCCATAAGACCAATTAGAGAACCACATCCTAGGAAGAAACACGGACTATATATAACAGGTGTGCTGGGCATTATATTTTAATATAAGAGAGAGTTTAAGCTTTTTTGCTGGCTTTTTTGATGCGCTTGCGCATCCATGGCAAAGCTTGTAAAAGCGTTTTTTCCTTTTTCATAAAAGTGCTAGACATCCAAACTCACAGTATTACCAACGGGGGCAGGGCGACGACCACGTCCACGTCTACCTGACCTCGTGGAATCGGCCTGAGAATATTCATCACTGGCTACACTCTGAAGCTCAGAGACTGCTACCATGGCAGGTTGCTGTTGCTGGTTATTCACAGGCATAGTTCTCACACCAATTGTCTCCATCTCAGCCCTGCGAACATCCTCAAATGTTCTCAAGATATCATCTACTCCAGAGGGCCCCTTCATCTCACGTCTACCACCGACATTTGCTGCAGCCTCAGCCATAGGAGAGGGGTTGGCAGGGGCACGAGAGTTATTACCGAAGAATCCACCTGTAGTTCCAGGAGGGTCCATGGCCATAGCTGATGCTGGCATATTAGGAGGTGGGTTGCCACCTTGAGGCATCCCCATGGCCATCCCCATAAAGTTACCGAATCCAGATCCAGCCTGAGATGCGGCAGCCTGCGCCATCTGCTTGGCTAGCATAGGATTGCTCTTCAATACATCATCCATTGTTGGCATCTTCTGTCTGAAGAATGAGTTGGATACGTGACACATAAATCCACTGCCTGCTACTGCCATCATGAGCCTCATCTCAGGCATCATCTTACCACGATCCTTGTATTTGTCATACAGCTCCTCGAAAATCTCATCGAAATCCTCGACATTTGTGTGCACAGATTCAGACCATCCCTCAAGCTTGATGTCAAAGGGATCAAACTTATCATTCATCCACTCAAGGCCAGTAATGGCACCCATGAGCATTTGCCTCTGAAACCTCAAGGAACCCTCTAGATTTCGGGCATCCACAAGCCTGGTGTATTCCTGCTTGATTTCCTCCAAGTTATTATCCATCGTGAATCTCTTGCTGATAGGGTATCCCTTAGACTCGAGGCGCTGGAGCTTATTAAGATACTCAATCTTCTCAGCCCTCTCCTTCTCTAGGTCACGAGGGGGAGCAGGGGTTAGAGAGATAGAAGGTGCAGCACTTGATGACTGGAAATTGTCAAAAGGTGTGGACTCCTTTGATATAGTAACCTGAGGTAGTGTGTTAGAACCGGAACTAAAGTTGGAACCGAGGTCAATAGGCTCTAGCGTATCGAACTGAATAGACCTAGAAGCCTCATCGGGAACTGATAGCCGGATAGGTGATGAGCCAAAAGATTGCTGTGCGTCTGGCTTTGTGCGGGATTGGTTTGCTAGTAGATTTAGACCGAGCTCATCATTGAGATCTGTTACCTCAATGACATTTCCGATTTCCTGGGAAATCTGTATAGTTGGGGGTTGACCTGGACCCATTTCTGATGCCATGGATTGCATATCGATAACACTTACACTCATCCTTCTCCGTTCCTAATGTCTTTTTTAGAGAAAGCTTTAGACGCACCTATCCGAAGGATAGGTGCTTTTACCGTCACATCTAAAAGATGCGACGGACGCAGGCTTTTTAGGAAAAAGCCAGCAAAAAGGAAAATCGACTTTTTGTGGCTTCGCCTATAAAGCGAACCAAAACACCTTTTTTAAGAAAAAGCCTGCAAAACAATTTAAACTTATTCTGTATAAGATATTCCAGATGTGTCAGAAAGGCTCCAATGTATTCAAGCATTTCTATGCCCTCGTTATAAGGATGCATCCATGTAGCGCTCCTGTATCCCTTCAAGTATTCAAGTTGCCTCCTACCCAGAAGCAAATTGAATCCGTTTTGAAAAAAACTGTTTTAAATAGAATAGATACCACCACGCAACTTCACGTAGTCCCTATTCAAATTCCTGTGAATATCTTACAATAAATTAATCCCTGCAATCTTCCTCATACTCTTGATACTGGCTGTTTCCACAAGTAGACCATTTGCATAAACTCCATAATTACATACTTCATTCTCGTTATCGAGTGCAAAATGCCAAATCTCATGAACCCCAGGATCTCTATAAGGTTCAGCCTTTTCGTCGATAAATGCCATTAGACGGAATTTACCAGTAGTCATATATAAGTTACTCATGAGATGTAGATGTCTATTTCTCTGCTTATCAGTTAATTTATCTACTAGCCTAGAATGACAGCCAGTTATAATGAGATCCTCATTCAGATCAGGGTAGTTAGCCCTTCTTAAAATAAACAGACGATTTGGTCCTCTATCCCCATTATCTGGATTATCAATCATTGACTTACCGATTAAATTAATCTTAATATATTCTCCACTCAAGATTTTTACCAGATCTCCTCTACGAAGTTCTTCAACTGGCACGTATTGCTCCCTACAATCTTTTAGACAGAGAATTTTAGATCCTGTCTTGAAGCATATTCCATTTGATCTTGTTGTTACAGCTACTGGTGCACTTGTATATTGTCCAGCTACATTTGTGAAAGAGAAGTATACATTATAATTACTACTTGATGAGAGACCTGTTATTGTGCCAGTATAATTTCCTGATCCGTCAGGGCCACTAACAGTTCCAGTTCCAGATACACTATTTGATGCGAAGCTTGCAAACATCATTGTAGATGTATTTTGTTCATAGTTAATTGCTACATTTGTAATAGGTCTAATAACTGGAAACCCAGCTGTATCTCTCGATAAATTGCTTATTACCACAATCGAATTTGTTCCAACAGAAACAATCGTAGGTTGAGATGATTGAATGAGTGTTGTTAGTATAAGAAATGACAGACTTGTAGCGCTACCAAATTCATTATAAAAGGTAGTATATATATTATACGTTGTAAGAGGAGTTAATTCTATTCCAGGAGTAGTAAGGATATAATATCCAGAACTATCGGGTGCACCATCAATCGTGTATGTTACAGCATTAGAATTAGTATCTCTTAAAACAAAATCACATTGCGTAAAAGGACTTCCTATAGAATTGGTATTATTCCTTATAGTAACAGAAGTTGAACCATTTCTCACTAGTATAGCATGATTCGGAATTGAAGGAATAGTTCCACTTATAATATCAGTTCCTGGACCAGTTGTATTACCGTATATATTGTAGAGAGTAGTAACTACATTATATAGTTTTCCAGAAAATAATGAATTAATTGTAGCAGTATAATTGCCAGAAGAATCAGGGGGTCCGTTGGCAGTGGAATCGGAATATATTCCACTAGAATCAGTAGCCCTAAATCTATATGCATTGAACGGACCACCACTTATTCCAGTAGTGGATGCTCTTACAGTTATACTAGATGTAGTTCTAGAAATAAAAATAGGGGCATTAGGAGTTCCTGGGATGCCTCCAGTGGTTATAGAAGTTCCTAAACTAGTTGTATTACCATATATATTAGATAAATTAGTAGTTACAGAATATACTCTTGAAGTAACTAAACCACCAATAGTAGCACTATAATTTCCAGAAGAATCAGGGGCTACATTGCCACTGGAATCAAATGTGTTATTGCTGGAATCAGTGGCCCTGAATCTAAATGCAGTGAACGGACTACCACTTACACCAGTAGTTGACGCCCTTACAGTTATACTAGAACCAGTTACAGAGACTTCAGTAGGAGCATTAGGAGTTCCTGGGACACCGCCAGTTGTTATAGAAGTTCCTACACTAGTTGTATTACCATATATATTAGATAAATTAGTAGTTACAGAATATGCTCTTCCAGAAGCTAAACCACCAATAGTAGCAGTATAATTCCCAGAAGAATCAGGGGCTTCGTTACCACTGGAATCAAATGTGTTATTGCTGGAATCAGTGGCCCTGAATCTAAATGCAGTGAAAGGACTACCACTTACACCAGTAGTGGATGCCCTTACAGTTAAACTTGTGCTAGTGACTGAGACTTGAGTAGGAGCATTAGGAGTTCCTGGGAGAGATCCCGTTGTTATAGAAGTTCCTACACTAGTTGTATTGCCAAATGTATTGAATAAAGTAGTAGTTACAGAATATACTCTTCCAGAAGCTAAACCACCAATAGTAGCACTATAATTTCCAGATGCGTCAGGAGCTCCGTTACCACTGGAATCAAATGTGTTATTACTGGAATCAGTAGCTCTGAATCTAAATGCATTAAAAGGACTACCACTTATACCAGTAGTGGATGACCTTACAGTTATACTAGAACCAGTTACAGAGACTTGTGTAGGAGCTGCAGGAGTCCCTGGTGGAGAAGCTGCAAGCGTCGTCACATTCAGAGGCACACTACTATATAAATTTCCTGATCCATCGGTAAAAGAATAAAAAGTTCTATAACTACGTCCACTAGTTAGCCCTGTGATTGTGCCAACATAATTTCCAGAAGTATCCTTGCTTGTAGTAGCTGTCTTTATATTACCAGAAGCATCCCTAGAGTAGTTACCAGAGGAATCTGTATAATTGATTTTTACTACAGTTATTGGAGTTGTTATTAGTGCACCAGTAGTATCATAGAGTAATTGATTGCTTAGAGTTACTGATGTAGATGTTCTAGAAACAAGAGAAGCCACGGTGGCGTAGGGTAAAGTGGTTAAAGAAGTAGCTCGGCTTTCTTTACTACCTAGATCATTATATATAGTGGCTGTTACATCATAATAAGTTAAAGGGGTTAATCCTTTACCACTTTTAATTAAATTGGTTGTAGTAGTTATATTGTAACTTCCAGAGGAATCAGGTGGGTTAATTCCAGATTGATTAGCAGGTTTTGTATAAACTATAAGATTATCGCTAGAATCTGTA